GGAGCGTCAGCTCCGCCTTGTACGGCTTGCCCGTCTTGAGGTCGAGCAGCGTGAATTCGTCGGCGTGGGCGAAGGCGCTCATCTCGGCCACCAGGTCGAAGCGCCCGCCGTAGCCCGCCGAGTGGACGACGGCGCGCTCCTGCTCGATGAAGGTGGGCGAGCAGTCCGAGCAGAATTTCTCGAAGCCGTCCATGTAGGGGGCCAGCTCCTCAGGCACGTCGGCCGCCTTGCCCTGCGCCCACAGGGCGGCGAGGTCGTGCACCGCCGAGCCCAGGTCGCGCTTGGCGTCCCACACGCTGCGGTAGTTCTGGCCCTCTTTGGTCAGCTTCACCGCGGCGGCCGCCCCGGCCCCGAGCTTGTCGCCCGGGTCGAAGCTCCCGACGATGGACGTGACGCTCACCAGGCGCTCCCCGGTCCGGGGATCTGTGTAGCGGTGCCTCGATTCCGCGTACTGGCGGTCCGAGGCCTTGGGTTTCGTTGCCATGGGTCTCCTCCTGTGTAGGCAAGGGCCCTACCCTACCAGGGGGGTGCTCACAGGGCGGCTGAGCAGGGACTTAGACGCGCAGAGGCCCCCGGTTCGGCGGGAGAACCAGGGGCCTCTGCCACACAGGAGGAGAAACCACACCCAAGTGATCGCTCCGCTGACACCCTAACGGATCAGCGGGGCACCGCAATGGTCAGGATCTGGGTCCAGCGGTTGCCCTGCGTGGTGAGGAAGTCGAACTCGAGCTCGAACAGGTCGCCGGCCACCAGCAGGGTGCCCACGACGAACTGGCCGATGTAGGGGTTCGACACCTGGGGGGCGGCCAGGCCGCTCACCGGCGTCCCCCGCCCCACCGACACGTTGGTGAGAGTGGTCGTCGCGCTCTGGATCGTCTCGTTGGCGGCGGCGTTGAGCAGCGGCGTGCAGTTGAGCGTCAGGTTGAGCTGCTCGGTGGTCGCCATGACCCAGCGGCTGGGCGTGGGGGCGAGCGGGGTGGCCGCGATCGAGGTCATCGTCATGGCGTCTTCGCCACGACCGTAGTGGGGCGCGGCGACGCTCCGATGGGATGAGCCGGGAGCACCAGGCCCTGACCCTGGCCGTAGAGCCCGGCCCCATAGGGCCCGCTCCCGTACGTCCCGCTCCCGGCGGTCCCCCCACCGGTTCCGTAGGGCCCCGCCCCGTAGTCCCCGGCCCCGTACTCGCCGCTCACGACCGCCAGGTCCCTCCGGCCTCGGCGACGAGCTCGCGCTCGGTCGCCTCCAGGGCCAGGTCGCGCTCGGCGCCCTCGAAGCTGGGGTCGCGGGTGGCGCCGACGAAGTCGGGGAGGCGGGCCGCCGAGAGGAAGTAGAAGATCGGCACCACCCACGCGCTCATCTGCGCGCGCAGCACGACCACCGCCGCCGCGGTCGCCGGGGGTGGCTGGGCGAGGGCCGAGGCGCCGAGGGTGACGTGCGCCGCCGCCGCCGCGCTGGGCATCGGTCCGTGCGCCGCCAGGGTGACCACCGCTCCCGCCGCCGCCACCGTGGCCGAGGTGGCGAGGAGCGTCACCGCCGCGCCGGCCGTCGCCACGGTGGTCCCCCCGGCGTTCGCCGCCGCCGCGAGGGTGAGCGCGGCCCCTCCCCTGACCGCCACGGGCGCGCCCACCGCGGCCTCCAGGTCCACGGTGCCCGTCACCGCGCTCAGCAGCCCCGCCCCCGTCGCCGCGAGCGCCAGCGACCCGGCGGCGAAGCTCTGGGTGGGGGTGCCCGGGGCCACCAGGGCGATCGCCGCGGTGGCGGTGGGGTTGGTCTGCCCACCCGTGGCGGTGCACGTCGCTTCGAGATCGACCGTGGCGGCCGCCGTGGCGCTCTGCGCCACCGCCCCGACGCTGGCCGAGGCGGACAGCGCCAGGACCGCGGGTGCCCCCGCCACGATGGCGCCGGCCGCGGTCAGGCTGAGCGAGCCCGCCCCCACCGAGAGTGTCGCCCCGGTGGCTTCGAGGTCGAGCGTGGCCCCCGCGCTCACCGCGACGGCCCCTCCTTGGGCCGCAGAGAGGCTCAGACTCGCTCCTGCGCCCTCGATGCTGGAGGCCGCGGCTCCGAGGCTCAACGTGGCGTTCGCGGCCTGTGCGCTGGCTGCGGCGGCACTGAGGGAGAGGAGGGCGCCGCCACTGACCGGCCCCACGGTGCCCGCGGCGATGAGCGCCAGGGCGGCGGGCCCGGTGACCGGCCCGATGCTCGCCGTGCCGGCCAGGGCGATGGCAGCGGTCCCGGTAGGCGGGGCGCTCACCATCTTGATGGCGAGGACCTCCGCCACGTTGGCGGTGGCCGTCGAGGTGTAGGTGAAGCTCGCGGTGTCGGTGGTGCCCGTGCCGGTCTTGGTCGCCACCACCACGTTCTGGGTGGCGTTGGCGTTGATCGACAGGCCGGTGTCGATGCTGAACCCGGTGCCGCTCACCGACCACGTGAGGGTGTCCCCCCAGTCCGTCCCGAACGCCAGCGCGAGGTCGCCGCTGGTATCGGCCGCGGCGGTGGTGCCACAGGGCACCGAGGTGGACGCGCTGCCCCCCTGGTTGCCCGTGCCGATGCCGCTGGTCCGCAGGCAGCCGCTCCCCGCCGACATGTCCAGGCCCGAGACCTCCGCGGCGGTCCAGCCGATCTCGTTGGTGCTGCTCGCGGTGGGGGTGGACTTGACGGTGATGGTCATGGTGCCCGCCGACGCCGGGACGCAGGTGTAGACGACGCAGATCTCGGGCGAGGTGGTGCCGCCGCTGGCGGTGTAGACGTGGTTGATGAGCAGCTGGGTCCAGGTGCTCCCGAGGCTGTCGCTGATGGCGAAGGTAGGCATGAAGCCCGCGGTGTGGCTCACCCCGATGAACAGCAAGATGCGGTTCGTCGTGGACACCGCCGAGCCGAGCGCGTGGGCCAGGGTGATCGAGGTCCCGGTGTTGGTCGTCGGGGTGACGGTGAGGCGCTGGGCGATGGACCAGGCCACGGGCTACTCCTCGGCGGCGGGTGCCTCCTCAGCGTCGGGGTGCAGCGCCGCGTAGAGGCGTTCGTGGGCGGCGAGGAGCTCGTCGTGGTCCTCTTGGCTCACGATCACGATGTTCTCGATGAGGCCCCGCAGGTCGTAGACGTGGCCGTTGGGCAGCGTGATCGTGTCGTTGATGGTGGGGTCGGTCTGGATGGCCGACTCCCCCTCGTCGAGTTCGAGGTGCGGCCAGATGCGCCCGGTCTGGGGGTGCCGGCGGGGGTTCCCCCCGTCGTCGAGCGGGACGGTGACGGTTGCCATGGTGCCTCCTAGAGTCTCTCGGTTGCCACGTTGGCCGAGCCGCAGTCGAAACAGCGCATCACGACGCCGTCACTGTCAGCCCCCCCGAGGCGACCGTGAGGGTGCCCTGGGAGGGGAAGGTGACCGAGGCGTTGAGGGCGCCGCCGATCTGGTAGCCGCCCGTCCCCGTGCCCGAGGCCGCGCCGTAGGTGCCGAAGTACGCCACCGTGGTCGAGGCCGCCACGTTGAGGGTGAGCGTGTTGGTGTTCGCCACCGACCCCGCGGCGGGTGTGCCCCAGGTGATCGACACCCGGGCGTAGGCGGGGGCGCCGCCGCTGATCTCCGCCGCGCCGGTGGTCCCGGGGTCGGTGCTGTGCAGGCTGAAGTACGCGGCCGAGCCGGTATAGGTCCCGCCCGCCCCCGAGATCATGCCGACCAGGGCGTTGTCCTCTGCGTTGGCGCTTGCTCGTGCCATAGGGCCTCCTAGATGAGCCGGATGATGAAGTTCATGGCGACGTAGGGCTGGAGGTAGGGGTTCCCGCCGCCTATCGAGGTGTCGCTGACGGACACCGTGGTGGAGGCGGTGGCAGTGACGCTGGTGGCGGCCGACTTGATGCCTGCCGCGGCGTTGGAGGTCCAGTTGACCGAGCCGCCGCCGACCGGGTTGGGGCCTGGGCCGGGCGTGGTGTACATGAGCTGGTAGCTGGTCGAGCCACCGCCGACGGCGGGGTCCACGTAGAGCAGGTGGACGTGGCCGGGGTCACTGACGCTCACCGTGGTCGAGCCCGTGCCGGTCGGGCTGTGGCCGTGGTTGGGCGTCTGGGCCACGGTGATCGTCTGGGAGCCCCCGTAGGTCCCCAGCGGGTGCGCCGTGGAGGCCCCCATGGGGAAGCTCGGCACGGTGGGCCCGGGGTAGGGGGGCCCCACGAAGTTGGGCAGGTTGAAGGTCGTCGAGCCGTCACCCGCCCCATAGGCGATCCCGATGTTGGCGAACAGCGCGCTGTAGGTGCTGCGGCTCACCGGGGCGCCGTTGCACAAGGCGAAGTTCGCCGGCCACGCCGCTCCGGGCATGATGATGATGCCGCCGATGGGTACGTCACTCAAGGCCAGTACCTCATAGGGCGAGAGTACCCATGTGGTCGTGAACTGGCCGGGATCCGCCTCCCACTTGTGCTCGATGTGCTCGATCAGCATGTCGGCCACCCACGGGCTCTCCCCGTAGCCCTGGCGCTGGAATTGCACCGAGTCCCACAGGTAGAGGCCGAGCATGTAGGGGATGTTGTTGCCCTGGAAGGACTCGCCGTGGATCTCCACCGAGTCCACCCGGCGCTGGGTGCTCGAGTAGCGCATCGCCAGGGTGGTCGCCTGGCTGAGGGCGTCGGAGTCATAGGCGAACAGCAGGCCGGTGCGCTGGAGGGAGCGGCGCCCGAAGCCTCCGGGGGGCCCGATCCGGTTGGAGATGGTGACCTCCTGCATGGTGCCGGCCCCGGTGTTGGATTGGTTGGCCTGCACCTGCACGTCGGTCCACAGGTCCAAGGAGTCCTGGGGCGTCTTGAGGTTCTGCGCCACGTAGCGCATCTGGGCCGAGGGGTTGTCACCGAGGGTGGCCTGGGGCGAATTGGAGGTGGGGTTGATCGCCGGGTAGCGCATGTCGTGGAAGTGCAGGATGCCGTCGGGGGTCTGGAACAGGTAGCCCAGCTCGGTGTCGGCCACCGTCTGCATGTAGTCGAGCGCCGCGTTGGAGGTCTGCGAGGCCGTCTCGGGGGCCACCGTGACCGTGCCCACGTCGAAGATCGTGGGGTAGGAGGCGAAGCCCGCGATCACCATGACGTGGGCGAGGCGCTGACCGCTCAGCTCGAGCCCCTGGAGCAGGTGGTAAGTCTCGTAGAGGTTGTACATGTCCCCGCCCACCGCCCCGCTGAGCTGGAAGTTGTAGATGGCGAGGTCCTGGTAGTTGGTCTGGGGCTGGTCCCCCGAGGTCAGCACGGCCGCGCCCAGGAGCAGCGAGCCGTTGGCCGCGTCGCCAGTCCCCACCGGGGTCGTGGAGGCGCTCTGGGGCACGGTGAGCACGAGGTGGGTGTCCACGTAGACCAGCAGGTGGCCGCCCGAGGCCGGGGCGACGATGGCGAGGAAGTGCCAGGCGTCGTCCAAGAAGTTCGCCCCGCCCGTCGTCGCCGTCACGCTCCCCCCCGTCGCCATCAGCGTGCCGTTGGGGTGGCCCCCGTAGGTCCCGTCGTTGACGCCCAGGCTGAATTGCCACGCCCCCGCCGCCGAGTAGGTCGAAAAGAGGTTGGCCCCGCCCTGGCTCCCGAAGTGGACCAGGCAGACCAGCGACCAGTCGTGGGGGCCGCTGAACAGGGGGGTCTTGGCGATGAGCCCCTCCACGTCGTTGTTCATGTTCGTGGCGTAGGCGGGGTCGTAGATGATCGCCCCCGAGCCCGAGCCCGTCGACGAGGAGGTGAACAGCTGGGAGAGGCCCGCCCCCACCACGTCGGAGCCCCCGAAGTTGGGCATCCCGGCCCGGGTGGTGCCCACGAGGGGCTGACCGGCGAAGTACGGGGCGACGACCGTCGAGCGCGGCGGGTCGCCCAGGCGCCAGTAGTCGAGCGGCTGGAGTGCCATCACGGCGTTGGGGTAGAGCAGGGAATTCGACAAGGGCGTCTGGCCGAGCAGGCCCAGGATGTCGTAGCCGCTCACCATGGTGTCCTGGTTGAGGGCGTCCTTGACCTGAGGGTCCCAGGTGTCCGCGTAGCAGTAGGCCACGTCTTGGGTGCCGCTGCCCGCCCAGGTCCCCTCGATGAGGATGGGGGTGCAGGGCACGAGCGGGCCGAGCTGGCCGAGGTTCCAGCTCACCTGCACCCCGTTGGGGTTGTTGGAGAGCATGGCGCAGCTGAAGTAGTGCTTGGCCCCCGACGACAGGGTGGAGGCGACGTAGAGCGAGGCGGTGGCGGCGCCGGTGGGCGCCGGGGCCAAGAAGTGGGCCCATACCCAGTCCCCGGTCCTCCCGAGCGCGATGGCACTGCTCGAAGTGACCGTCACGGTGGCGGGGGCACCGAGCGAGGCGCCGGCGGAGTCGTAGAACTGGAGGCCGAGGGTCACCGGCTCGCTCACGCCCGCGGCGCGGAAGAAGGCCGAGGCGTAGTACACGCTCCCGGGCACGACCGGGTAGGCGCTCGTCCCCGGAGCGGTCGAGACCACCGCGATGTTGGTGGTGGTGGAGGTGAACGAGCCGCCTTGGGTCCCATAGAGGGTGGGCGCACCCGAGGTGAGCCGCCCCCCGGTCACCAGGGCGTAGCTGCCCGAGGTGGCGTGCCACGTCCCGGTCCCGCTGCCCGCCGAGGCGGGGAGGCCTATGGAGTCACCGACGCTGAGCTGGTTGTAGAGCGGCGAGAGCGTGTTGGCCGGCGTGAAGATGCCGGTGCGGTCGTCGAGCACCATCTGGAGCTTGGTGGCCTCGATGCGGTCAAGCTCGTGCTGTCGCCCCCCGGTGGTGGAGAACTGGCGGCAGAAATCGGTGACGTCGGTCCACAGCGGGTCCACGTCGGAGGGCCCGAAGCCGAAGGCGATCTGGATGGTCCAGGTGGGCACCTGGAGCGGGGGGTAGCCGATGGGGCCTGAGCCCGCACCGATGCCGTAGTAGCCGGTCCCGTAGCCACCCGCGCCGTAGAGGCCGCTGGAGCCTCCTCCGCCGGTCCCACCGCCCGAGCCGTATCCACCCGAGCCATAGGCGCCGCCGCCGTAGGTCCCACTCACACCCTCAGGTGACCTGCCACGTCCACCCGGTGGGGGCGACGGAGTAGGTCAGCACGATGGCGGTGCAGGCGGGCACCCATATGGGGCCGCTGGTGGTGCTCGGGATGGTGTGGCTGGAGCCGTTCGCCCCGTTGATGCCGATGGCGGTCACGGTGCCGCCGTGCACGTACACCATGGCATCGCGGTAGAAGGGGTTGACATAAGGGGTGCCCGAGGCCGGCACGGTCATGCCGTCGCTGGTGTCGTAGATCCCCTGGTTGCGGCTCAGGTTGATGACCCGGCAGTTGAGGGGAACGTTCGTGCCCGAGGACTGGACGACGGGGAAGGTGCCCAGGGCGGTGATGGGGGCGCTCAGGCCCGGGCCCGAGCCCGCGATGCCGATGGTCCCGTAGAGGTAGCCGAGGGGGTCCTTGATGTGGTAGCCGCCCAAGAAGACGCTGCCCGCGGTGGGGTTCTCGATGTCGAGGCAGTCGATAACGATGCCGACGTTGCCGCCGCTGGCCTGGCAGTCGAGGTTGTAGCCGCAGTTCTCCACGCTGGCGTAGCCGATCCAGTTGAAGTGGCCGCCCCCGCCGACCGAGGTGTAGGCGACGAGACCGCTGCCGCAGCTCACGATGGCGCAGCGCGTCATGGCGAGGTGCTCCTCGAACAGGAGGCCGATGTTGTAGCCCTCGCAGGCGTAGCTGTCGATGAGGCAATAGTCGTTGTTGCCCTGCTTGGGCAGGGCGAGGCCCCAGCCCGAGGTGTTGGAGGGGTAGGTGGAGGCCACCGTGGCGGTCGGCGCGTTGACGAAGGCGCCGAGGGTGCCGATGCGGCACTGGGCCACCCCGCGCAGGTCGAAGCCCACCAGGGTGGGGTTGAGGGCCTGGGACACCGAGATGCCGTCGAGGATCAGGTTCATGTTGTCCCACAGGTTCCCCGAGCTCTCGTTGCCGTAGCCCCCCTCGGGGGTGGGGCCACCGAGGATCGAGGGCATCCCGTAGGCGGAGCTGTACGAGCCGGTGATGCCGCTGGAGTAGAGGCAGGCCCCGCTCTGCTGGGCCACGGTCTGGTTCCAGATCGGTAGCGAGGTGCCGTCGGTGTAGGAGCGGATGGAGAGGACGACCTTTTGCTGGGAGGTCATCGCCACGATCGGCAGGGGGATCTGGCTGTTGCCATGGGTGGTGCCGCCCTGCACCAGGGCGCCCTTGATCTGGTAGACGCCCGGGGCGAGCCAGATTTCGGCGTAGTTGTCCCCCCGCGAGATCGCCGCGGACACCGCGTTGTTGATCGTCGTCTTGATCTGGGGGGTGTCATCGGCCCCGCTTCCCAGGGGGGTGAGGAAGTACGCGTGGGGGTTGGGGTACTGCGGGGCGTTCACCCAGCTGCCCACCCCCGAGCCGTTGGTCTGGAGGAGCTGGCCCGAGGTGCCGGACGCCCCGCCGGCCACGTCGGCCGCGGTGAGCGTCACCGCCCCGGTACGCGTGTTGACCGACGAGACGCCGCCTCCGCCGCCTATGCCGGTGCCGTCGGGATTGTGTGCGACCAGCAGCCAGGTGTTGAGCTCGGTCCCCCATACGTTGGCGTCACCACCGGGGGTAGGCAGAGAGGGCATGGCGTTCCTTTCCTAGCGGCTACCGGCGTAGGAGCCGAGGACCCCTGCGCGCTGTCCGTACATGCGGGCGTTACGCAGCTGCACCTGGCGTATCTGCGCGGCCACGTCCTGGGCCACGGCGTTGGGGTTGATCGAGTCGAGGCCCCCGCCGCCCGCGTTGATCGGCATGTTGATCGTCACCGAGGCCCCCCCGCCGCTCGCCGCATTGGCGAAGATCGCCGCCGCCCGGCTCGTGGCGAGCGTGCCGCTGGTCACTCCTCCCATCACCGAGGCGGTGGCCGCGTGGACCAGATGGCCGTTCTCCAAGATGCCCAGGGCCATGCCCTGGACGAAGGGCTTGCCCAACAGCTCGGCGGTGACCCGGCTGGGCGAGTGGGCGCCGAGGGTGTGGAAGGCGGTGGTGGCGATCGCGTTGGCGGCCACCGAGGCCGCCGCGCCGGTCACCAGCCCGCCGTTGGCCTGGATGCCCCCGGCCATGCCCTGGTCGATGACCTGGCCGATAAAGCTCCAGTTCCCGCTCGTCGCCGCCGTGCCGATGCCTGCGACGAGGTTGGCCGCCGCGGTGTCGCCGATGCTCCCGAGGCTCTGCTCCAGCCCGGCCAGCTTGCCGTTGATCGAGTCGTGCACCACCCCGGCCACGGTGTTGGCGTCGGCGTTGTGCTTCAAGAACATGGCGACCAGCTGGGCGCCCGAGACATCACCGACCGAGGCCAGCTCGGTCTGGAGGGTGTAGAGGGGGTTCTTCATCGCGTCGTGGGTGTCCTGGGCCCCCTGCTGGGCGGCGGGCTTGTGGTTGATGAAGCTCTGGACCATCTGGGCCGCGGCGTGGTCCCCCAGTTGGTTGAGTTCGCTCACGAGCGGTTCGAGGGGGCTGTTGATCCCGTCGTGCATCTGCTTGGAGGCGAGCTGGGCCGGGCCGAGGTGGGCCAGGAAGGCGCTGATGAACGAGGCGCCCGAGCGGTCCCCGGTGTTCTGGAGGTTGCTCACGAGGTTGACCAGCTGGGGCTGGGTGCTCGTCACCATGTTGCGCGCGGCGGAGGAGATGTTCGGCATGGCCGTCTCGGCCTTGGTGGACATGGCGGTGAGCGCCGCCTGTATCTGCTGGCCGCTGGTGGTCCAGAGCTGGCCGGTGACCGCCGCCGCCCCGCCGTTCTGCTGGACGTAGTGGATGAACTGGACGATCTGGCCGGGGGAGAGCGCGGAGTTGAGGTTCACCCCCAGCACCTTGGCGAGGCCCTGCACGCCCGTCTGGGAGAGCCCGGTGGCCGCTTCGAGGCTCGAGAGGTTGCCCGAGAGCCGGATCGAGCCCTCCTGGGCCAGGGTGAGGCCCTGGTTGAACATCCCCCAGGTCTTGGGGTCGGCCATCATCTTGAGCCAGGACTCCGAGACCGGGCCCGTGGACACGCCGGCCGCGATGGCGGGCGCCGCCGCCGTGGTCTGCTGGAACTGCTGGGCCGGGGTGCCGGGCACGGGCTGGCCGAGCGGCGTCTTCCGCTCGCCCAGGATCTCGTGAACGATGGTGGTGGCGGCCACGGCCAGGGCGGCGATGGAGATACCCGGGACCAGGCCCCCGACGAAGCCGATGAGGCCCCCGCCCTTGGCCGCCGTCTCCGCCGTGGTGGCCGCCGTCGAGGGTGCCGCCCCCGGCACGACGGTGGGGCCGACGACGGGGGGGATCTTGCCCTCGGTCGCCAGCGCGGCATCCACCTCCGCCGAGGTCGTGGCGGCGGTGCCCGCCATGCCCTCCATCTCGGTCTCGGCCGTGCCCACGTTGCGCGTGAACGCCCCCGACATCGCCAGGGTGGCGGCACCCATATCCCCCAGGTCGGCGTCCACCGCGGCCGTGGTGGTCGAGGCGGCGGCAGCCAGTCCACCGAGATCGCCCTCGGCCGTGGAGGTGCTGGCGGTGACGCCCCCGGCCATGACGCTCGCGGCGGCACCGATGCCGCTGAGGTCGGTGTCGATGGTGGCGGCCTCGCCGGTCACCGCAGCGGCGGTGGCGCCGGTGGTGGTGGCGATGCCCCCCACGTCGGCCTCGATGGTGGCGGTCTCCGCACCCACCGCGCCCGCCGTCGTCCCCACCGCGCCCGAGAGCGTGGCAAGGTCGCCCTCGGTGGCCGCGGTGGCGGTGGAGAACTCCCCGGCCATGACCGAGGCGGCGCCACCGATCCCCTCCAGGTCGGCCCCCATGGTGGCGCTCTCCCCGGTCACCGTCGCCGTGGTGGCGGTCATGGTGGTGGGGATCGAGGCCAGGTCGGTGTCCACGCTGGCCGCCGTGGTGTCGGCCCCCTCCGCCAGCACGGCGAGGGCCTCGGTCATGTTCGCCGCCTCGGCGTCGACGACGGTGGTGGCATCGACGATGGCGGCCTGGACGGACTCGAAGGCGGCCGCGATGCGGTCGGCCGAGGCGCTCATGGAGTCCGCCGCCCCGCTCATGACCGAGGCCGACTCCTCCATGGTGGGGCCGGTCTGCCCGATCCCCGAGAGCCACTGCCCCAGCTTGCCCAGCGGCCCGCCCAGGCCCGAGAGGACGCCGCCCAGGGCGTTGAGCCCGCTGACCACCACGTCCTTGATGAGGTTGCCGAACTTCGACATGTCGACAAAGGGGATCTTCGAGCCCATGACCCCCAGCGCCAGGCCCATGGCGAGGATCTGGCCGATCACCGGGGTACTGAGGATCAGGTCCACGAATTTCGCCAGCAGCCCCACCATCTCCATCACCGGCGGGGCGGCGAGGATGTGGAACTGGCCGAAGGCGGCGACGAGGTGGGGGATGATGCCGATGATCGCCAGCAGCTCGTTCTTGTGGGCCTCGAGCAGGTTGTGCAGCTGGTCCCCGCCGGCCACCGTCTTGGCCCAGTTGTTGAACTGGTTGACCATGCCGGTGATGCTGTCGATGACGGACTTGCCGGTACCGGCGTCGTGGGTGAACAGCTCGTAGATGGCCGTGCCCACCGCCTTGATGAGGCCCCACAGGGACTGGAAGGCCCCGATGGCGGTGCTGATGCCGCCGGTGAGCTTGGAGTAGTCCTGGTTGTTCAGCTCCGTCGCCCACTTGGCGAGGTCGTCGATGATGTGGCCGGTCAGGGGCGAGAGGAAGCCCAGCAGGCGGATCATCAGCTCGAGGCCCTGGGTGAAGACGGTCATGGCCGCGGGCAGGTGCGCCTGGAATTGCGCTTCGAGCTGGGTGAAGATCGTGAGGCCAGGGCCCTTCATCCACATCTCGAGCGGCCCGAGGGCGCCCTGGATGATCGTCATGTTCTGCGAGGCGAAATGGCCGATGGTGGGCAGGAAGCTCTCGGCCATGGTGACGATGCCCTGGAGGATCTGGGCCCCCTTGGCCTCGGCCTCGCCGGTCGCGGCGTTGAACATGGTGTGGAACTGCTGGGTGGTTTGGCCCAGCGCCACGATGGAGCCCTGAGCGGCGGCGGGGAACTGGCTGACCGTGTAGTTGAGCTGGTTCTGCGCGTGCGCCGCCTCCGTGCTGCCCGCGCCGTAGACCGCGATGGCCTGGTTGAGGCTGTTGAGCGCCTGGTTGTACTTGCGGGTGTCGCCCGCCGCCTGGCCGATCCCCGCCAGGTCGGTGCCCATCCCCACCGCCGCGGTCCCCGCCGCCCCGTAGGCGAGCGCGCCTGCGCCGATGCCCGCGCCGAGCAGCGTGCCGCCCAGGCCCGCGGCGGTGGTGAGCATGGACTCGGCCCCGAAGCCCGCCAGGCCGCCCAGGGTGCCGAAGCCAGCCACGGGGAGGCCCACGCCGGTGAAGGGGATGCCGAGGCGGTGGCCCGCCGCGCCGAAGCCGGCCAGCGCCGCCCAGTTGGCACCACTCGGGTACTCGGGCTTCGCGCCCGGGCCCGTCAGCGCGGCGAGGTCAGGAGGCAGCGCGGGGAGGCTGAACAGCCCGCCGCCGCCCGGGCCCCCCGTGGTGGCCTGCCCACGGATGTCCAGCACGCGCTGGGTATTGGCGATCCACGTGTTGAGCTGGCTCTCGGCGTCGCGCAGCCCGGCCAGGTTGTCGATCACGGTGACGGTGACGACCCAGTCGCGCTGGAGCTTCTCCAAGGTGGCGAGCAGCAGGCCCGCCTTGTCCTGCGCCTCCTCGTCGGTCATGCCGACGGCGAGGTTGTAGCCCTTCTCGAACAGCGCGAGCTGGCCCTGCACGAGGTCGAACAGGTGCTGGAGCTCCTCGACGGTGACGTCCATGTCGGGCCACTTGGAGAGCTGGTCGTAGAGGTTGTCGAGGCCCGCGTTGATGGCGGCGACCTGCGCCTCGACCTCGGGGGCATCGAGGTAGGCGTGGGCGATGCCCACCAGGCCGTCGATGTAGGCCACCTGGTCGGCCAGGTGGTCCACCTCCTCGTCGAAGTCGGGCGCCTCCAGCTCGGCGGTGGGCGTGGCCTCCATGCCCGACAGCTCGACGAGGCGCTCGATGATGTGGTCGACGGTCTCGTCGTAGCCCTCGGACTCCGCCTCGAAGTGGGCGACTACGGGGGGGAGCTCGTCGGCCATCAGCCGGCCACCCCATCGGCCCAGTAGCTCACGGCCAGCTCACGCAGGGCCGGGATCGACTCGATCACCGCGTCGCGCAGGTACCAGCGGCCCTCCAGCTCGACCTCGGGCACCGCGGCCGACACACCCCAGGTGCCGTCGGGGCGCGGGCCCTGGATCCAGAGCAGGCCGGTCTTGTTGTGGGCGTGGATGATGCCGCCCAGCTCCTGGATGCGCGCGTAGGGCGTGGCGTTGGTGTCATAGGTGCGCGAGCCGCGCGGGAAGGCCCGGGCGGTGAAGTCGTTGGGCCCCAGTGGCGTCGCCACGGGGTCCGAGTACATCGAGCGCTCCAGGTCGCCGGTGTGCTGCATGAAACGCGTGAGGATGTTCACCTTGGCGGCGTCGCGCACGATGGCGGCCCCGGCCACCGCCGCCTCCTCGGTCGCGGCGCGCACGCGCACCTTGGAGCGCCCGAGGGTCTCTATGTCCTCACTGATGCCCTTCCAGTAGGTGCCCACTCACGGACCCCTGGGCTCCCGGGCACGCTGGCCTGCCTCGTAGCGCATCCGCTCCTCATCGGACATGGGGGTCTCCTCGGCCTCGGTGGGCCGCTTCGCCATCTCGAGGGCGACCTCTTGGTCCAGGCGGGAGAAAATGATGCACCAGTCGACGTACTCCTCCGGCTCGTCTAGGTACTGCTCGTGGGTGAGGCCGGTGTGGACTCCTCGGAACTGGAATTCTCGGTACCAGTCGAGGAGGACTCGGTCGATGTCTCGGGGTGGGGGGAGACTGGGACGATCTCGAGCGGGCTTACCCTCGGCGAGCTTCCGTTGGCGGAGCCGTTCGAGGGCCCAGTAGGGGAATCCACGAGACGCCTGCCCTGCTCGTCGAGCGCATCGTCGGGCGTCACGGCCGGGCGACCCATGAGGCTCCACAGCTCGGGCCGTACCGCCGTGGCGATGGTCTCGTACACGTCGGGGTCGAGCTCCTCCAGCTCGTCGATGGTCCGCGGCAGGGGGTCCTCGCGCGTCCAGTGCGCCAGCATGGCGATCACCCCGGCCATCTCGAAGCGTTGCATGGCCTCGATCTCGGCCTCGGAGTAGCTGATCATCTCCTGCTCGGAGGTGAGGTCGCCGTCTTGGACCTCGGCGGCCTTGCGGGCGGCCCGGATGCGCCGCAGGGCCTTGAGCGCGGGGATCGAGGTGCGCTCCATGATCTTGCGGCCCCGCACGTTGACCTTCTCGCGCAGGATCGCATAGGTCCCGTCGGGGAAGTTCACTCTCGTCTGCATCTGCTCTCCTTCGCCCCGCAGGGCCTAGAACGGTGTGGATTGGGGGATGGTGAGAGTGGCCTGGATGGGCGAGAAGCTCGACACGGCGTCGGTGGTGTTGCCCACCCCCTCGAATTCGGTGTCCACCTGCACGTACTTCTGGCCCGGGTCGTTGGTCGGATTCATGAACTGGCAGGCGCTCATGGTGAAGGTGAGGGTGGAGCCGCTCACCGGCTCGGTGAAGTTGAAGACCACCGGCATCTGGCTCCGCGCCATGCCGGTGGCGCCGAAGAAGTTGATGGTGCCCGATTCGAGGAGGAACTTCGCCTTGCCCTTGACGGTGATGTAACCGCTGAACAGCTGGTGGGCGCCCTGGGTGGCGTCGGAGACGAAGATCGGCTCAGCGTTGCGGCTGATCGTCAGCGAGCCGCTCACCATGATCCCCGAGGCCACCGAGTTGATCGTCACCCCCAGGTCCCAGCCGGGCACGAAGTGGGCGGTCGAGGGGGTGTTGACGGGCGTCACCACGTCGACTTCGGGCTGGCAGATCCAGCTGGGGGTGACCTCCACCTCGCCGTCGGCGCTCCAGTTCAGCTCCAGGGTGTTCAGCTTGGAGCCGGCCAGCTGGCGCATCTGGTAGCCGTCGAAGAAGTCGAGCGTGTAGCTGGGGGGCTGCCCACCGGCCACCGGGTTGTTGTACAGCTGGAATTTGTGGTGGTAGGGCCCCGTCCCCGTCACGTTGTCCACGCCCAGGATCGCCATGAGCTCGTGGCCGATGGAATCCATATAGAGCCCGTGCTTCATCGAGAAGTCGTCGTAGCGCTTGCCCGGCACCAGGTCGTTGGTGAACGAGGGGCTGCCCAGCATGGAGTTGTCGGGCAGCCACTTGAGCTTGGGGGCGAGCTTGGGCGACCGCATCGGCACGAAGAACTGCGGCGTGGTGACCGGGGTGCCCGGAGTGGTCTCCTTGGCGACGCCGAACCACGATTGCTGTGTGAGGTAATCAACAACGGCCATTACGAGGGCCTCTCCTCTGTCTCGGACTCCTCAGCTTCGGAAGCCTCTGGTTCTGGCTCGCTCTCCTGGCTCTGTGGCTCATTCTTGCCCGCTCGCCGCCTCGCGTGGGCTGATCCCTTGGGCGGGGCGTGCTCTGGGTCACGGGGGAGGGCGAATTCGTGGTCGAACGGTTCGGTGAGGGTGAACTCCTCGCCCGGCACCAGCAGGGCGGCGTGGCCCTCGGGCGTCGTATAGGGGTGGCCGAGGCCCACCGTGTAGTCACCGGCCCAGCGGTAGGTGTAGACCGCGGGCTGCTTGCGGTACGGCATCAGGTCTGGAGGATCGCGATGACGCTCACGTCGACGATGTTGAAGACCATCACTCCCTCGCCTCGAATGTGCTTCGGGAACGCAGTATGCACGGTCACATCCTTGCCGCCGGGGATGGAGCCGGGGTTGGGCCCCTCCCCCCAGCAGAAGATGACCCCCGAGCCGTCGCCCCCGAGCGTGGTGGCCTGGGTCCCCGCGTTGCGGTCGGCCTGGATCCAGTTGGTGAGCGAGTCGATGAAGGCGTCGTTGGCTTCGTCGGCCCCCTCGGCCTCGGGGCCCTTCCAGAACAGGTAGCAGAGCAGGGACAGCGCGTAGACCCGGCCCTTGCGCCCGCCTGAGCCCGGGACGGTGCGACTGGGCACGCCGCCCAGCGCGATGCGGTACTCGTCCTGGCCGGTGAGGTACAAGAAGATGGCGGCGCCATCGGGCTGGCCCGGCAGGGCGAGGTCGTAGAGGTCGCTCTGCTTGGTCAGCTTGGGCGGGTGGGCGAAGACCCGGCCCGCCGACAGGATCCCGCCCTCGGCCAGGCCGCGCTCGAGATAGGCCGCGATCTTCTGGCGCACGAGCGAGCGGTTGGAGGTCAGCTCGGTGAGCGGGTCTATGAGGGTCACGAGCGGAATTTGGAGGGGATGCGGTACTTGTCGAGGAGCTCGCAGGCCTTGTGGATGTCGTAGGAGACGTCGTAGGCGCTCCGCTGCACCGCCATGCCCCTGGGCTCCAGCGCGCCGTCAAGAGTGAAAGAGGCGTCGCCCCGGGTCTTGATTAAGGCCGTGGTGAGGAAGATCGCCGCCTGCTGGAGGTCGGCGGGCAGCGCGGTGACCGGGATGAAGTCGGGCGGGGCCGGCACGGTATGGGCGTAGTTGAGCGGCGCGCCGAGCTGCAAGACGTTGTTGGTCACCCCGACCACCGAGACGTTCTCGGTGTCCACACCGTCCTCGATCACGAAGGTGGTGTAGGGGTAGACGCCCAGCAGGCTCGTCCCCGGCCCATTGGGCACCACCGTGAGCGTCACGGCCCCCGCCATGGCCGAGGTCTGGAGGGCCAGGTGCGGGTAGCCGTTGGTGTACGTCCACACGCAGTACGTCTTGCCGTCGGGCCCCACCCGGTTGAAGGTCAGGGCGGGCTGAGGCCCGGCCCCCAAGAAGCCCTGGGAGACCGCCGGCACGTAGATGGTGCGGTGCCCGAAGCGCGCCATGGAGGCGCTCACCTGGTCGAGCGCCACCACGTTGGAGGGGTCAGAGCCGATGGCGATCGCGTCGAGCTGGAGGATCGGGGTGTAGGAGCACTCCAGGTTGTACTGGCCCTTGAGCTCGAAGACCCAGAGGTCCTCGGTGGTCTGAGAGCAGCAGAGCGAGGCCCCCTTGGCGCTGGGGGAGGAGCCGAACACCTTGCCGTTCATCCAGCTGGTCACCCGGTTCACCACGTTGGCAAGGCTCTGGTCCTGGTCGGCCTGGGTGGGGCTGCCCTCGGTCATCAGCGAGTCGGTGTCCATGGCCGTGGGCGCGTAGCGGTACTGGCTGATCGAGATGTAGGGCTGAGCCCGGACGAAGCCGCCGACGCGCGGGTTGACGACGGGGTTGGCGAGCAGCGGCGGGGTGTAGGGGGCGACCACTAGACCGCCACGCAGGCGTCGTCCCCGCAGGCGCACCCGGCGGGGTAGTCGTGGTGGTGCAGGACGGTGCCGTGGACGTGGGGCTCGTAGCCGCGCTGGCGCAGGGCGCTCGACATATGGGCGTCGAGGCCCTTCCAGTGCCGCGCCTGGTCCACCATGTGCTCGGGGACGTGCGCGCCATCGGTGCGCTCGCCCAGGCGCACCACCAGCTCGCGGCAGTCGCGCAGCAGCGGCTCGCGGAAGCGACAGCACCCCAGGGCCGTGTAGACGTAGTGGTCGAGGCCGGGGTTCATCTTCAGGGCGAATTGGGGCGGCAGGCCGCGGCCCGGTGCCATTAGCAGCTCGGGGGTCACGCGCGAGCAGGGGTAGGCGAAGGTGCACCAGGGCTCGGGGCAGTAGTTGAAGGCCGGGTACACGCCCTCGTGGACCTCGATGTCGTGCTCGACGTTGATGAAGGCCACCTCGGCGTAGAACATGCGCGAGAGGAGGCGCCAGTAGGCCTGGGGGTCGGGGCCCAGTTCGATGAACTTGACCTCCACGGGCATGTGCTCGGTCAGGCTGGTCGCGGTCTTCCAGTGCGGCTCGGGCTCGTAGGGGCAGATGACCTGCACGTCACGCCCGCGGCGGGGCCTTCTTGGTGGCGGGGGCCTTCTTCGCCGCCTTCTTGGTGGCCGTCGCCTTCTTGGCCTCGTGGGGCTCGGTGGGCTCCTCAGGCTCCTCGGACGCCTCGGTGGGCTCCTCCCCCTCACCCTCGGCCGTCTCGGCCTCAGCGGCGGGTGCGGAGGCACTGGGCGGCACCGTGGCCGCGTTCGCCAGCTCCACCCGGGCGCGGACGTGCTCGGCCGAGTCGGCCCCGCCCACCTCTCGGAACAGGCCGCCCACCAGCTCGGCGCCCAGGTCGTCGGGCACCTCGAACACCCCGTTGCCCACCGTCTTGTACTCGCGGTCGTCGTGGGCCAGCAGCTCGTTGTCGGTGGTGGGCACCACCACGTTGGTGTAGAGCGCCCGGCCGTCGGGTGCGGTCACCACCTTCTGCTCCCGGTGCATCTGTTGGATGAACATTGCTCTCCTCTCGATCTTGGCACCCGCGAGGCGGGGCCGGGGCAGGAGAGCAGCCTCTCCCCGACCCCGCCCGGCAGGCCAGTGACCTCGCTCCTATGGGCGAGGAGGGTGCCCGACTACAGCTCGGTCGGGGCGATGTTGCAGACCACGCCGCAGGTCACAGGCGCCCGGACGACCGCCGTCTCCAAACAGCGGACGGCTACGTCGTTGCGAGGACCGCCACCCTGTACGCCTGGTGCGTAGTTAGGGGCATATTCAAAAGCGTAGTAATCGTCCAAAGTCCTGACGCTGAAGGGGTGGTCGATGTTGGCGCCGGGGTACGGGATCGTGTCGGAGATCGCCACGATCATCCCCGGGGGCATGTGGGGCAGCACCTCGATGGCGATGGGCGAGCCGCCCACGGCCTTGTTGAGGTACCACTTCACGTACTGGCCCGCCGCCAAGTTGGCACGAGCCTGCCCATCGGTCGGGGGCAGCACCGTGTAGGCCAGGCCCGAGGCCGTGAGGATCGTGGTGATGTCCGCGGCCTGCTGCGCCGCCATCAGGTAGCGCGTCGGGCTCAAGAGCGCGTTGTTCCACAGCGCCAGGTTGAGGTCGTCGAGCTGCTGGATGCCGGCGGAGACCACCGTGAAGGCGGCGCCGTCGTTGGACTTGAAGTACGCCCCCGAGTTGGTCCCGGTGCCCGGCGTCACGATGGCGTTGGCGCCGTAGTCCCCCACGATCTGTGCGTAGATGCCGTTCATCCAGATCGCGTTGTAGCTGGTGTCAGCCGTAGGCCCGGGCCCCACCGGAGCGGTGGTGCTCAAGAAGGCCAAGGTGGTGGGCACCGGCTGGTTGGAGGTCGGCAGGAACGTGATCGTCACCGTGTTGGTGGTGGTGGTCGTGTAGTAGAAGCGGCCACCCGAGGTGGGGCCCACGAACCAGTCGTAGGCGGCGGCACCCTTGACCGCGGGCACGAAGGCCGTGACGGTGTTGGTGCCCGAGCCCGAGGTGCCCGTGGTGATCGTGGCGTCGGCGGACTGCACGCCGGAGCCCCCGTAGAAGTAATTCTCCGAGGAGCGCGCGGCCGCCCCGACGTGGATCGCCGTGGAGTTGGCGATCGTGCCGCCGGTGCTCGCCGTGGTGAGGGTCACGGTCCCGATGGTCGGCAGGGGGAAGGCCTGGCCCGAGAACAGGTTGATGTCCTCGGAGATGAGCACCTGGTTGAGGTTCTGCATCGTGCCGATGGCCAGGGCGTCCGCATAGCTGCGGGCCTCCTGCACCGAGTCTCGGGTGATCGTGGTCACCAGTTCGAGCGCCGTGTACGCGGTCGACACGTCCTGCTCTGAGAACTGCACGCGGGCGCCCGCGTAGTCCAGCGCCACCGCGGCGTTGGGCTGGGAGGCGTTCACGTTGAGCAAGGCGCGCCACTGCGTCGTCTTGGCGCCCGTGGGCGGGGTGACGCGGGGGAGGGAATCTCGCAGCGGCGTGACGACGGGCACGAGCGAGATCAGCCCGGTGAGGTCGATCCCGACGATGCCAGTGGACGTGAAGATGCCGGCCGTCTGGGCCTTCATCCATTCGCCCAGCGTCTCGTCTGTTACCGCAGCGAGGTCGAACAGCGGAGCTGCGTCCATCGCTGGTGTCCTTTCCGCCCTCTCGGGCGGTCATGCCGCCCTAGCGAGCGGCGTTCTCGGTGAACTGCATCGCCCGGACACGGCTCTGGGTCGCGGGATACCCCTGACCCGCCCATGCGCGGGAGAGCACTTCTCGTCCCAGCTCCTCGCGGAGGCGCGTCTCGAGAATCGTGTTCCCGTCCGCCTCCGCCTTTTGGATCTGGCTCCGGAGATCTGATATTTCGCGCGGCACGCCGGTGTCGGGGGTGCCGCGGGGTGGCTGGCCCGGCCGGAAGCCCGCACCGCGGGGGCCGACCATGGGGCCACCGGCCTGGGGCTGGCCCTCGATGGCGGCCAGGCGCTCGTCGATGCCCGAGAAGTAGCCGTCGAGGCTCTCCTTGAGCATGGCGAACTCGCTCTTGGCCTCCTCGGTGGCCGGTTCCTCGGCGGGTGGCTGGGCCGGGGGCGAGGGCACGACCGGCGGCTGCTCAGGTGGCGCGGAGCCCGGTGGGTTGGGCGGCGCCTCCTCCTCGGGCTGCGCCTCGGTCTCGCTCATCTTGGCGAAGGCCGCGCTCAGCCCTTGGCTGATGCCTTCTTTGACCGCCCCGCCAACGACGTCGGCGAGGTCTTCTTTCGTGAGGGTACCCAAGTCCCACACCTCCTCAGGTTGGCGGTACGTATCGGTCAGCTCTCCACTTTCGAGCAACGAGAGGGCTCGCCGCAAGACTTCCACGTCGGTTTCGGTCAGTGAATCCTTGGTCAGCTGGTAGCCCTCCGCCCCCTCCTTGAAGGCGAGGGAGGCCACGATGCCCAGGGCGCAGTCCACCGCGCACTTGGCCTCGCACAGGGCATCCACATCGGCCTGGTCGGCACTGAGCCCGACCATCACCTCGTTGTACTCGCGCTGCTTGGCCTCGCAGAGCAGGTTGCAGACGATGGCGAGCTTCTCGGCCGCGATGGTGAGCAGCCCGGCGTCGGCGCCCTCCCACTCGGGGCTCCCGGGCGGTCCGCCCACTGCGGGCGCGGGGGCGGCGGGCGCATGGGGGGTCGCTGCGGTCGGCTCGGCGGTGCCCTGGGCCTGGGCCACGTCGTCGAGGTAGTTCTCGGGGTCCATGGCGAGGTACACGTCGCCCATGGCCTTGGAGACCTTGCCCTTGGTCCCCCCCGAGGTCCAGTTCTCAGGGATGGCGTCGGACTTGCCCATGGCCTTGGCCCGGCGGATGATGTAACGGCGGATGCGGTCGTGGGAACCGCCTCCACGGCCCACCGCCTTGATCGCCTTGTGCAGGTCCTCCTCGTCGGCAATGGGGTAGGAGGGGTCGCCGCTCTCGTTGGCGATGGCCTTGCCCTGGCTCATCAGCTTGCGCTTGTCCTCGGCGCTGTACTTGGCCTTCTCCCACGTCGCGTACTGGAACTCGACCCAGGCCTGGGCCAGCTCCTCGAAGGTGGAGGCCTGACCGATGAGCTCGTGGGCCGCCTTGGTCACCACCCCTTGGAGTTCGCTCGCCTCGCGCCCCGCCGCCCCGGCTTCTTCGGGGGCTTCGAGCCCGGCGCCCGCCTCCATGATGCGGTCGTGCTCGGGGTCGGTGTCCACCCGCCCCGACGAGGTGGAGCGCCGTGCAGACTCGGCGTGGGTGGCGCCCCCCGCCGCGGTGTGGACCTGACCGACGAGGTGGCCGCTGGGCTTTGCCGTGGTGCGTGCCGTCACGTCACGTGAGATCAGCCGCTCGCCCTCGGTCTCGCCGCTGAATTGCCCGGAGGGGTTGTGGCGCTGCTGCTTGAACATCTTTTCGCCAGCCCTGTGCGCCGCGATCTGCGCCGCCTCGAGCTCTGTCACACCCTCGGGCGACTCTGCCTTGAGGAGGAGGAACTGGATGCCGGTGGCGGGCCCGGCCACGGCGTCCACCCGCTCGGCCTCGGTCTCCTCCGTCAGCTCCTCGATCATGGTGTCAGCCATCGCGACTCCTCAGTGCGGCCAGCGCCTCGGCGCTCGGTTCGCGGCGCCCGGCGCGACCTTGAGGTGAGTACCCCGCACTGGGATTGGCCTTGATCCAGCGCCAGGTGGGCTCGTCCCACTCGACACCCAAGAGCCAGTCACCATCGCTCACCACTGTCTCGCTATCGTCCGCATTCTTCACGATCCAGTCGGGCCCCCGGTGTATCCCTGATTCGACGACGAGGCCGTGGCCCTCGGTGCCGCTCTCGTGGAGCAGCCCCACCTGCTGTCGCTCCTTCATCCAGCGCCAGGCGATCTGCTCGACGACATCCTTGGAGGCGAAGTCGATGTGCCCGTCCTTCGCCATCTTGGCGTCCGCCAGGTTGGCGGGGTAGGCCACCCCGATCGTCACCCGGTGCTCTTCCATCGATTTCACCAGGCCAAGGGCGGCGGTGTCGGCCAAGGGCTCCGCGATCTCGCTGGTCGGCAGCTCCAGCTCCTCGCCCCGCTCTTCGCGGATCAGCAGGCCGTTCTCGTACCAGCGCCGGATCACCAGGAGATCACCACGACGTAGCCGTCTCCGCCCTTGCCGCCCGCCCCGGCCTGGAACGAGGGTCGGCCATTGTTGCCCCCGCCCCCTCCTCCGCCTCCGCCTGCCGTGCCGTCCGCCCCGTCGTCGCCCGTCCCGTTGGCGTTGGAGGCTCCGCCCTCGCCCCCGAGGCCCTGCTCCCAGCCCCACACGACCGGAACGCCACCGGCGCCGCCTATGTCGGTGTCACCGAGGTCGTCGACGGCCGCGCCGCCTCCGCCCCCGCCCGAGTAGGTGCCAGTCGTCTCGGGAGGGCTGCCGCCCAGCTCGCCGCTCTGACCGCCCGGACCGCCCACGCCACCGACGAAGGCCGCGTCGGTGGCCGCGGCACCGGGCTGGCCGCCGCTACCACCCCCACCGTTTCCGGCGAAGCAGTAGACCTTGCCGGTGCCGTCGGTGGCCGAGGCCCCGCCCGGGGTGGTCTGCCCGGGGTTCTGGCCGGTCGCGGGCGAGGCCCCGCCGGGCGCACCGGCCGGGACCGCGATGGTCAGGGTGGCCGGGAACATGTCGGCCGAGAGGTACGGCGCCTCGGTATAGCCACCGGCCGAACCCGCGCCCCCGCCGTTCGCCACGGTGTTGGCCGGTGAGGACTGCCCGCTCTCGCCGCCGCCACCGGCCCCCTGGCACATCAGGTGGACGATGGTGATGTTGGCGGGCTTGGTCCAGGTGAAACTGCCCGGCGTGGTGTACGCCTGCACGTCGACGTTGGCCTGGTAGCCCGGCCCGGGCGGTCCCTGCGGCCCGGCAGGCCCGGGATCGCCTTGGAGGCCCTGCGGTCCGGCAGGGCCGGGCACCGTGGAGTCCGCGCCAGCCGGTCCGGCCACACCCTGCGGCCCTGCGGGGCCAGGCACGGTGGAGTCTGCACCGGTCGGTCCCTCAGGGCCGGGAGGGCCCGCGGGGCCGGGTGGCCCGTCGGCGCCAGGAGGGCCTGCGACGGTTGAGTCCGCGCCCGGAGGTCCGGTTGCGCCCGTAGGCCCCACGTCACCCTGTGGCCCCATGGGACCGGCCACGGTGCTGTCCGCGCCCGGCGGCCCGGGGTCACCTTGTGGTCCGGCAGGCCCCGGCACCGTCGAGTCGGCACCGGCCGGACCCGCGGGGCCGGGCTCGCCCTGGGGTCCCGGTGGGCCGTCAGCGCCCGCAGGTCCGGGCACGGTGGAGTCTGCCCCGGCCGGGCCAGCTGGGCCGGGATCGCCTTGGATGCCCATTTCTCCCGTTGGTCCCTCCGGACCGGGATCACCTTGTGGTCCCAGAGGGCCAGCGGGTCCAGCAGGCCCCGGCACCACCGAGTCCTGGCCCGGGGGCCCGGCCGGGCCGGTGTCGCCAGCGGGGCCGGGGTCGCCTTGTGGACCGGCCACGGTCGAATCTGCGCCCGGTGAGCCGGTGTCTCCCTGGGGGCCCTGGGGGCCCTGGGGACCAACCGGGCCCGGGACCGTGCTGTCGGCGCCGGCGGGGCCCTCGGGTCCCACCGCGCCGTCCACCCCCGCAGGCCCAGGGGGGCCCTCGGGGCCCGGCACGGTCGAGTCCGCTCCCGCAGGGCCCGGCACGCCATCGGCGCCGGGCGGTCCGGTCTCCCCCTGTGGGCCCACAGGCCCGGGCACAGTGGAGTCCAGCCCTGGGGGTCCCGGCGCTCCATCTGCCCCGGTGGCGCCCTCGGGGCCTTCGGGGCCAGCATCGCCCTGTGGCCCGGGAGGTCCGGGGTCACCTTGGATGCCCTGGGGGCCCGGAGGTCCCGGTGGCCCCTGGGTTCCTCCCCCACCGCCCGGTGGTACGGCCGCGGAGCCCCCGGTGTCCACCTGGGCGTCCTGGTACCAGTGCGTGCCGTCGAGGGAGGCCAGGTGCAGGTACATGGCGTCCACGGTGAGCGGCCCCAGCGGGCGGTTGAGGTGCACCGTGTCGGCGAAGGTCAGCTCGTTGTTGTTCCCGTCGTCACGCAGGATGAGGAACAGGTGGGTGACGACGCCGTAGTCGGGCTCGGGCTGGATCGCCACCGACACATTGCCGTGCACGGTGATGTCCCACTCCGCCGTCTCGTTGGGATTGACGAAAAGATTGCCCTCGGTGGGGCTGTCGATGATCCTCACGGCAGGATCAGGCCTGACTCACTCGGCACGGTGTGGCCCTTTCGGACGAGCGCCTCGCGCTCTTGGGGGGAGGGAGGGACGAGCAGGCCCGCGGTGCGCGCGGCGTGGCGCGCCATGTGGTCCTGTACAGCGGGGGGCAGCTCGGGGGCCAAGATGGGCGGGAGGCCCTCCGGCGCGCGCTCGGGCCGGGGGCGTCCCCTGCGCTTGGCCTTGGAGCCCCGGTGCCCCACAGAGCGCTCGAGTTGGCGCCGCTGGGTGCGGTTCACGAGTGGGGCCCGTCGAAGTCGATGGCCCCCGTCGGCATGGTGCCCGAGACGAGCTCGACGAAGATGCCGTTCTGGTACTGGCGCCCGCGGCAGGGCTGGCCGCCGCCCAGAGTCGACTCGGCGGTGCCCGCGGCGGTGAAGCTCAGGGCGTCGAGCATGGTCCCCACCCCGGCCGAGGGGCCCGACCACAGGCGGACCACACCGGCCCCGGCGGCGTAGGCGGCGTAACCGCGGTAGAAGCCGCTGCGGCCGACCAGGGAGGTGATGGGGCCTTGAGCGGCGGGGATGGCAGCGGTGCTCATGGCACGCTCCTCACAGTGCAGTTGGGCGGATGCTACAGCGGCAGTTGGGGTGCAGGGGTGGAACGAGGGCGCCACGCAGGTGCGGATTGGCGTCGGCCTGCTCGGCGCAGGCCGCGCACGGGTCGGCATCGGTGAGCCAGTCGAAGAATGGGACCCCCGACATACCAAGGGCGTCGGCGGCGGCGGCTGACTGAGCCCGTGCGGCCTCGGTCGTCGCCACCAGCTCGGCTTGGGCGGCGGAGGAGAGGAGCTGTCGAACCCGCGCCCCCACCGCGTACGCCGGGCGGTCGCGCACCGCCCGGGCCACGGACTCGGCGATCCGTGTAGCGAGCGTCTGCGCGAGGTCACGGGCGAGGCCGGCGGCTGAAAGAAGGAGGGAGTCCAGGGAGGCTCCCCCCATCACGCGGGCGTCGCTCGGGTCCAATGGGCGCCAGGGGTCCCACGTTTTCACGGTACCCAACAGCGCGTCGGCGATCGTGAACCCCTCGTGGCGCGCCTGGTGGGTGAGCCCCCCGGCATAGGCGTCCACGTAGAGCTCCTGCAAGGTCAGCGTGAGCTTCGCCAGCGCGGCGGGGTCGGGGGTCAGCAGCCCCCTCATGCGCGCCTCGGCCACCTCGGGGTCATCCTCCTGGCGCGCGATGAGGTCGGTCAGGTAGGCCGAGCGCGAGTAGAGGCGGCGCAGGGCGCGGTGGATCTTGGGGGCGTAGAAGGCGGCTATGGCGATGTTCTGGCGCTCATGGGCGGCCTGGGAAGGCGGCATCCACCTGGTCCTTGGTCACGGCCCCCTCCAGGCGCCCCCATATGAGGTCGCTCACCTCGCCCGGTATGTCGTCGTGCACGAACAGCCGGGGCTTGCGCCCCCGCCGCACCTGGTCGCGCGCGGCGCGGCGCCACTGGCGCACCGCGTTGCCTATGGCGTCGAAGTCGTAGGCCTCCTTGGCGACGGCCGGGCGGACCGGCGAGGCCGCTCCCTGGCCCACGGCCTGAGCGGGCGGGGGCTTCTTGGGCGGGGCACCGGGTGGGGCCGTAGAGGGCGGCGGTGTCGGCCCACCACCCTCTCCGACCGGGAGCGATTCTTCCATCTCGGTCTCGAGCTCGGGGTTCTTCCCGGCCTCGGCCGTGATCTGGGCCATCTCGCGCTCGAAGGTGGTGGTTTTCAGTTCGGGCGGGAGCGCCAGGGCCTCGGAGGGGAACTGCGCGGAGTGCTGGGCTATGGCCTGGAGCCGCTGCTCCTCGTCGGTCGCCATGGGGTCGGGCGCCTGGTTGCCCGGCAGGACGAATTGGCTGGGGACGATGGTGCCGGGCTCGGGCGCGTAGGTCTGGTCGTCCACCTCGCCCCCCACGCTCAGCACGTAGGAGAGCGGGATCGGGCCGAGGCGCTGGCTCATGACGAAGCGCGGGATCGGGGAATCGGCCTCGATCTTGTGGCCGAAGACGGCCTGGCGCACCTCGTCGGGGCTCACCACGCCGCTCTCGATGTACACCCGCATGGCATTGGCTTCTTCGAGCCGGTCCTGCTTCTCGCGCCCGGTGTCGAATTTGACCTTCACGCGCAGCCCGAGGTCCTCCTGGGTCACCGCGTTGAGCACGGCTTCGATCCCGATGGTCTTGGGCATCGACCCGATGCGGAACTGCACGTCCATCTGCGTCTCGCCCGTCGAGCGGTTCACATCGTCGGTCCAGCCCATGTCCTGGGGGGTGAGCCCGAAGGCGGCCACGGTGTGGCGCATGAGCCAGATCGGGAAGTTGCGGTCGAAGGCCGGGGACTTGGCGGCCTCGTACTTGGAGCCGGCGGGGACCCAGCGGAGCTTGACCTTCTGGGCCTGGTCGCCCAAGAGGAAGTTCTCCCACGTCTCCTGCCACTTGGCGAGGTCGTCGGGGTTGGACTCCTCGGGGGGCGCCTGCATAAAGCCCTCGGGCACCGTGCCGTCGGTGAAGTACTGGAGCCAGTACCACTGGTAGCGCAGGTCGTTGTTGGCCGTCAGCAGCACCGCCTCTATGGGGGCCAGCCCGTAGACGTCCTCGGGGAGCGGGTTCATACGGGTGTAGATAAAGTCCTCGCGCTCGATCCAGTCCCAGGGCAGCCCCTGGACGAATTGCAAGAAGGCCGGGGCGGGGGGATCGGGGCGCCGCCCCATGTAGTCGATGAGCGGGGAGATGGTGCGGGTGTCGACGATGTCGAGCCCGATCACCTTGTTGGTGAGGTCGCGCCGCTTGTAGAGGCACCCGCCGTCGTAGCGGAAAATGTCCTGGGCCCAGCTCCCGAACCACTCGTGCCAGCTCTGCTCGCCATCGGGGCGCCGCCAGAATTTGCGGGCGGTGTCGATATCGGCGGTCACGTCGTCGTCCACGCCCTCCTGGGCGCTGAACAGCAGGGGCATGGAGCGCAGGTCGTCGATGACGTGGCGGATGCACACCTGGGCCACGTCATAGCTCTGGATCAGGTTGGTGAGGGTGTCAAAGGGCACCCGGTACTGGCGCGGGCGGGTCGAGATGTTCCGCCCCACCTGGTAGTTCCACGCCCGCGGCGGGCGGTTGTACCCGAAGTACGGGTTCAGGGGCCTACCCGGGGCGAAGGGCTCGGTGTAGTCCATGCCCTGTTCGAGCATGGCGTCGCGGATGTTCTCGGGAGTTATCCCCAGGCTGGGGGCAATCGCCACGCTGGCATTGCGCACCACGCTTGCAACGTCTATTGCGCCTGCGGAGCCCCCACCGGCACCCGGAGGCACCGTTCCGTTTACCGCTTTGGTCAGCACGGCCACGAGCGCCCCGGCATCCCCGCTCGGCGTATCCTCCGCCAGCCTGGCGAGGCGGGGGCCGCTCAGGCGGGCATAGGACGCCTTGGTGGCGGCTACCCGCCGCTCCTTGGCCGTCTGGCCCTTAGGAGGCGCTCTGGGTGGCACTCACCCGCTCCGGGGGGAGCCCACAGCGGGTGCAGCGGCGGGCGCCGGTGCCGATTTCCGCGGGGCCGTAGAAACACTCACCAGGGGCGCAGCGTACAGCGGGGGGTAGGGCGAGCGGCGGAGGAGGCCCGCCCCCCACCGGCCGCGGCGCATCCTTGCCCACCCGCTTCCAGTACTCGGAAAAGGCGTAGCCCTGGCCGAAGCGCAACAACCCCAGCTCGGCCAGCGCGTGCACCTGTGCATCCATACGGTCCGGGCTGTCCTCAGCATCAGGCACCCACTCGGTCCACTCAGATTCGAGGGCGGGGAAGGTGCCCATGTGGTGCATCCTCCCCTGCTCGTAGAGCGCGGCGGCGGGCTCAGCCCGTAGGCGCTTGCCGTGCCGGACCGTCACCTTGACGACCCGTACCGCGGGGTCTATGGAGTGAATTATCTGCGCCCAGGCATCCCCCCCCTGGTTGCCCTCCACCACCACCACATCAGCCCCATAGAGCCGGTACGCCTTCACTACCTGCTTGGCCCAGGCACTGGGCCCGGCCTTCACCGAGTAGTCCCCCAGCACATACCCCTGCTCGTCATAGCCCGCCCCCACGGCCACGATCCCCGTCTCATCGCTCTGCTCACCGGAGGTAGTGGCTGGATCGACGCCGATCGCTACGCGCTTGAAGCCTCCCTCGGGGGGCCGGGAGGCCCTGGTGTCGTCGATCATGGAAATATGAACCAGCGCACCCTCCACATCAGTGAGGAGCTCGCCCATTACCTCTTGGCGGCCGATTCTTGTGCCCTCGTACGTTTTGAGAATTTGGGCGGCGAAGGGCGGTGCGAGATTCTTCACGTTGTCGTAGGTGGTGGCCCCCGTGACGGCGGTGCCGGGTGCCTCCACGAGCTGCTTTATGAGCTTGACGGGCTTGGGGGTGGTGGAAACACCACATTTGGGATCGCTCCCAAGCCGTAGCCCCAGCATGAGGTTGTTCCAGGTCGTATCAATTACGTCCCCCTTGCGCGCATCGCGCCACGCCGCCAGCTCATCGCACCACGCCGTATCGTGCTGCGGCCCCCGCAGCTCAGAGGGGTTCTCCGAGGAGTACGTAATTGCCACCGCCCCATTCGGCCATATCAGCCGCCGTATAGAGGGCTTGTACTCCGGCATGAAATCGCGGGGGGAGCACGCCATGATGCCGCTCTCGCCCTCCACCATGACGTCGCGGACATCGCTCGGGACTCTCCCTACCAGGGCAATTCTCTTGGCGAGGCCCTTACGGGCGCGATCTATGATCCACTCGGCAAAAGAGCGGGTCTTGCCAGCCCCTCTCCCGGCCTGAAAGAGCCAGATCAGCCACTCGAATTCCGGCGGCCTCTGCTCGGAGCGGCAGTGGCGGCACGCCGAGGTGTGATCGAGCGAATCGAGCGGGTGCTCGCACCAGTGCCAGCCCTCGTGCGGCTCGCCACCACAGGTGAGTTCGTAGCAGTACCACCCTGAGACGTAGGTGGCCCAGCGCCGGGCGCGCTCGGCCCCCTCAGCCCGCTTGAGCGCCTGGAGGTACTCGAGCTTCTCCTCCCTGGAGAGTTCCGCCCACCGGCTCGCCACCTCCTCTTGGGAGAGCGAGGGCGGGGAGGCGGGGGAGGGAGGTGATGAGGCGCTGGTACTCGGCATCTATGGCCTCCTCGGTGATCTCGTGGACCTCGTGGACGACTGGGGCGCGCGTACCGGCCAAGCGCATCACCGCCTCCTCAATTCTCCGCAGCTCCGCGGAGGCCTTGAGGATCATCTCCTGGTCCACCATGGGCTGTGAGGTGAGCGGGTCCATCACGACCCTCCCGTGGTCCACCTTGTGCGCCGGGTGGGCAATTACCCCCAGCACAATTCGCTTCTGGCGCATCAGAGAGCGAATTTGCCCCTGCTTGAGGGTGTCGGGAGACTGCGGGGGCTGGGCCTGCTCGCCGTACTTAATTCGCCTATGGGCGGTCTCTACAGAGCACCCCTGGCGATCCGCCACCTCGCGCACCGTGAGGCCCTGGGTATACAGCTCATACGCCTCATCTTGCAGCGCGGAGTTGGCCTCCTGCCACGCCACCGAGCCCTGCGGCGAATCGAGCCGTCCCTCGAGCTGCTGCTGTCCCTCGCTCACCCCTACCTCTCCCTGCGCCTCGTGTGCAGCTTGCCGCACCTCGCGCAGAGCCTCACCTGAATTGCCACCAGGCGCCCCATGTGCGCCCCGCAGTGCCTGGTCTCCCAAGCCCCCCAGTCATGCAGCAGCCAGCACCGCACCGGTGGTCACAGTCATGCTGCCGCGCACCGCGCCACCCTACGCTGGGGCCAGGCGCGGCCGGTGTCAATTCCCCCTCACACCAGCCCGTCGTGTCGGAGCCGGCCTCTGCACCCGGCTCCGCCACGCCCTACGAGCCGGTCACCCCGGCGGAGAGTCAGTAGCGCTGCACCGAGGCGCCGGCCGCCGCAGTCTCTCACCCACTTGTCACAGAGCCTCAGCCCCCCAGCTCTCCTGAGAGTCGCAGAGAGGGGGGTGTGGGGGGAGGCCCGCGGAGGTGGCGGCACATCTCGAAAAAGAATCGGGCGGCCGAGCTATATCAGTGGCGGGCCTTCTCGAAAAATTTCGGGGCGGGGTGACAGCTGTCACGCAGCCCTGGAAAAAAAAGAAAATGGGAGCCCCAGAATGAGCCGGGGCTGCCAGGGCTGGGGCTGGGGGGCGCCCATGCTGGCGCGCCCCCCGTGCTCCCCGTGGCGCCTAGGCGCTCTCCTGCTCGGCCGGGGCGCCCCCCTCGGCCGCGGGAGCGGGGGGTGCCAGGAGCGCAGCCGCCGCCTGCTCCTGCTCCCGCTGCGCCTTGCGTACGGCGCGGGTGGCGGCCGCCTTGCGTGCGCCCTCGGCCATGCGCTCGGCCCGCACCTCACGCGCCAGGCGCCGCGCCTGCTCGGCCTGCGTGGCGCCTGTAGCACTACGCCCTAGCCGGTAATTACGGCAACTCCGGCACTCACCCGTGCGCCGCGCGGCCGCGGCCTGCTCCCCCTTGCGCCCCGTAGTGGGGAATTTGGTGCGTGGCAGGCGCGCCCCTGGTGCGTGCGCTCCGGGGTAGCCCTCCGGGGCGGGGGTGCCAGTGCACACCCAGTAGGCCCGCTCGGCAGGCACCGCTCCCAGTGCGCCCTTATACGTGCGCTCCCACTTACTGCCCTTGCTACTGCCCTTGCTAGTGCTCACTGAGCACCTCCTCAGCACCCCCCGTGGGGGTGCTCTCCGTGGCGCCCTTGGTGGCGCCTGGCACCAGGCTAGTACCCTTACCCCCCGCATAGCAAAGCGGGGCGGCAATTAGGTGAATTCTTGCGAGGGTACGCAGGCTTCCTGCGCGCCCCGCCTAGGCGCCCCGTAGCGCCCCTGCCAGGGGGTACAGGGCAATTGGCGCGGGGGCGCGGGAGCGCCCCGTGGGGGGCGCCCTGGGGCGCTCTCAGGCGCTCCTGGGCACCTATGCCCTGGGCGCGTTGCCGACAGGCCGTCGGGCTGGCCGGCCCGGCGGAGCCGCCGGGGGGGCGGCCGGGCCGAACCGCCGATCTGGCGAACAGGCGGTTCTCTGAACAGGGCTGTTCTGCCGACAGGCCGCCAGGCTGGCGAATGCGGACGGGCTGGCGATGGCCGGCGGGCTGGCGGGGGCTGGCGGCTGGCGATGCCGACGGGCTGGCGCTGGCGCTACACGGCCTTGTGAGGGCCGCAATGGCCGCCGGGCGCCCTACCTACCCGCGGGGGCACTGGGGCGCTCTGGGGGCGCTCTGGGGGGCGCTCCTGGCAGCCTAGGCACGCATGAGCAGGGCTCATGGGATGGGGTGTCAGCGGCCGGGGCGCCGCTGGATGCCGCACTGGGCGCAGGTTCCATCCGTGCGGACGTGCTTGTGTGGGCAATCCGCGGGTTCAAATGGGTATACCGACGAACGCTGTTTGGGGCGCTGTGCCACAGGTCGGGGTTGCTGTGCCACAGCTGGACGCTGTTGTGCCACAGACTGTGCCACAGGTCGCTGAGGGCCGGCCTGACCGGCTCGAGCTCGTTCCAGCACGAATCGCACGAACTCGGACCTGGTCAGATCCCGTTTCTTCCCCTCCTCATCGAGCCAGGCCAGCAAATCGCCGTCGAGCCGGATGCGCAGGGTGGGCGACTCCATTTCGCAACTGTGCCACAGCTGGGCATCGCTGGCGGACCCTACAACTGGGGTGTCGTGCACGGACCGAGTCGGCAGAGCCGTCACTCCCAGTGCAACTTCTTTTCCGCATATCCCCTGGTCACAGCGTTTTATAAGCGGAGCCCCCCTCCGTAAACACCCTCCATCTCGGCCCGGCGGCTTGCGGTTGGGGGGCTAGGGGGCTAGCCTCGGGGGTGCCCCTCTCGGGGGGCACCCGCCTCCACATTGAGGCGGGGCGGAGGCAGGAGGTTCTGCTGGGGCGAGCTGGAGCATTTGGAGGCCAGCCGAGGTTTTGAGCGCCCCACCCGGTCGAGCGTCACTGAGGCGCCGGGGGAGAAATCGGCAGGGCTGTCCAGCGCTGGGCGCCACGGAGGAGGCGTCGGGGGTCACCCCCGGCTGCGGAATCGCAGGGAGTGCCAGCGTTCTTGCCAGGGGCCGGGTTGCGTCGAGTGGAGGCGCCGGTTTGCGGGGAGTAAATCACCCCGCTCAGAGGCTCGGGTTCCCGCAAGGTGCGGGTTCGTGCAGAGGCCCCCTGTCCCAGTGGTTGGTAGAGCCCCTCACGGGTCCCGGTGGCGAGCCGGGTCGCAGTCCGTGAGGGAATCGAGGAGCCACGAAGTTCCGGGGTTGGGCACTCCGGTTCTCCTATGCGGAGCACGTTTCGGCGTGTGCCGCCTCTCGGGCACAGGTTCATGGTCCTGTGCCCCTGGGGGGGCGCATTTTGAGTCGGGCCCCCGCCCCGGGTCCAAACACACACAGGAGGAAATCCATGGCACGCATCCACATGGCACGCCAGGCCAGGGCCGTTCGCAAGCACGTCCCTCTCGGCTGGCAGCCTGCCCCACCGGCGGTTCGCAATCGCTCCACGGGCAAGCTGGCTCCGGGTTCGTGGTGCCGGGCGGGTGACCTGCACCCAGGCATGTACCTGCTGTTCGCAGCGGGTTCGGGCCTCCGCCACCACTACGAGATCGCAAGTGTGTCTCGGCGGGGCGCCAAGGTCTCGGTGCACGCGGTGAATCGGCCAGCCACGGCCGTATCGGCGCCCCTGCCCGGCCCCCATTGGGAGTTCGAGTGCACCCAGCGGCTCCAGGTCCTGCCCAAGGGCATGGTCCCCACGGTCGCCTGAGCCCGAGCAGGGCGTCTCAGCGAGAGCTGGGGCGCCCGACCCGGGAGCAGCACCAAGTCGGCGTCCCGGCGCCACACACAGGAGGAAATCCATGCAGAGCAGCATCCCCATATCGGCCCTCGCTCCCGGTGACTACATCTACCTGGAGCGCAAGAGCCGAGTCGCCTTCGGCTCGCGCACCCGCACGGTCGTGGTCACCACCACCCCCGAGCACCGGGTCGAGGGGTCACAGAGCTGGTTCTTCGACGCCTTGGAGCGCAGGGGCGCCGACTGGGTCCGCATCACCGTATGCGCCGGCCCCGCGGCGTTCGAGCGTGTCGAGGTGCAGCCAGCCTGACGCCCGAGCAGGGGTACCCGGTTCGCCGGGTGCCCCGCCCCGGGAATCAGAGCGGCGTCCCGGCGCCACAACCGAGGAGGAAAACCATGCAGCAGCCCTATGACCAGGACGCCGACGTGGCCGAGGTCGTCGATCTGTGGGACTACTTCACAGAGCCCCAGTTCGACGCCGCCACCGAGTTGGGCATCGAGGACGAGGAGGGAGCCATCAGCCCCCGGGTCGCCTTCGTCGTGGACCGCATCATCGCCACCCTGGCGCTGATCGCATTCATGGCCGCCCTGGCGATCGCCGCCGCCGGTTTCGCCGGTGCGCTGTGACGCCGCGGTTCCGCCTCGACAGCGTCGCCGGCGAGCCGGGCACCATCTACGTGCTCCATTTCTCAGAGCCCCTCGGTGACCCGGCCAAGTCCCACGGTTGGGCCCGCCACTACATCGGCTGGACCAACGGTGTGAGCGTCGAGAGACGCCTGGCCGAGCACCAGGCCGGTCGGGGTGCCGCGATCACCGCCGCCGCTGCCCGCGCGGGCATCGAGATGGTGGTCGTGCACACCGAACCCGGTACGCGCCACGACGAGCGGCGGATCAAGAACCGCAAAAAGAGCGCGGCGAGGTTCTGCCCGCTCTGCCAGCGCTGAACCCGACCAGGGGGGTCCGGAGACGGACCCCCCGAGCCGGGGGCAGACCCCGGAACACACAGGAGAGCAATGACGACAGGCGAAGTCATCCAATTGCGCATCGCGGCGGCCCAACAGGCGGCCGAGCGCGGCGACCTGGAGTCTCTGGAGGCCGAGTGGGGTCGCCAGTACGGCGAGTACCTGGAGCTGACGGAGCGCCAGCACGGTGTCTACGACTACTTCGGGATTCTGGCGTGCAGCCACGAGGTCTGCATGACCGAGGCCCGCAAGGTCTAGGCGGAGCCGGTACGTCGTTCACAGGAGGTGAGAACCATGAGCTGGTAAATCGCGCCTCGGGCACCGGAGAAACGGAAACGGAACCGGTGCTCCTGGCGGGATGTACGAGTGTGCATCCCCCGCCCCTCGGGGCGGTTCTCACACAGGAGAAAAACCATGTCAAGCAGGACCACGACCAAGGTCGGGCAGTCCGCGGGGGCCCAGAAGGCCGCAGCGGAGCGCCGTTCGGCCCGTTCGAAGTCCACCGGAGCCGGCAAGGCCCCGAGCCCCAGCGACAGCGGCTACAAGCCGCCGACGCTGGCCCAGCTCAAGGCCATGTCACGCGACGAGCTGTCCAACGCCGTCACCGACGAGCGCGCTGCCAACAAGCGGGCGGGCAAGAGCGGAGCGGCGCTCAACGAGGGCATCGTCCAGACGTTCCGCACGGACCCCAAGAACGCGGCCGCGATCGAGGCCAAGGCCAAGAAGTCCACGACGAGCAGGGCCACCTTCCCGGTGATCGAGCTCGCCAAGGGCGAGAAGGTCTACGACCTCGACCGCAAGGTGCGCTGCCAGGGTTCGGGCGAGGGATGCGCCGAGGCGGGCAAGCCCGCCATGGTCCGCATCGGCTCGTTCCCGACCACCTCGCCCGAGAAGCGGACCGCCGAGTGCCGCCTCTGCCGCAACGCGCGCAACCAGCGCGACGAGCGGTCGAAGCTGCCCGAGGGCGACCCGCGCCGGGCCTACGTGGTCACGCCCAAGGCCAACGGCGACACGCCGGCCAAGGCCAACGGCAAGACCACCAAGGCCCCGGCCAAGGCGACCCCGGCCGCCAAGAAGGCCCCGTCGCAGTCCGCCCCCGCCGCCAAGGCGGGCAAGGCGACCAAGACGGGCGCCAAGGCGACCAAGGCCCCTGCCAAGGCGACCGCGAAGGCCAACGGCGCCCCCAAGAAGGGGGCGGAGCGCCCCGCAGACGCCCCTCAGAGCCCCGCAACGCCCAACCCCGCCCCGCAGGGCGAGGCCAAGGCGTCGGGGCCCCAGGAGGGCGTCTCGGAGGCCAACGCGGCTGCCTGATCGGGCACTCGCCCCTCGCCCATCCCCTCCGGGGGGTGGGCCTGGGGGGACCGCTCGGTCCCATCAAGCACAAGGAGAGAAACCATGACCATGCTTGCGGAACTCGGCTGGGGTTTCGAGGGCGAGGATCGCTCGGTCGGCATCTTTGGCGACACCATCTGGCACGAGGAGTGCCCGGTGGCCGACGCCATGGACGAGGTCGACGACCCCGCCTACTCGGCCATCTTCGTGGGCTGGACCGGCTGGGGATACGGGCGCACGGCGACCGTCGTGCACATCTTCACCTGCCGGGCCTGCCACCGGTCGGCGGTCTTGGCCGACACCGACTGGGACCCCGACTACCCCGACGAGGACCCTTATGACACGCCCGAGTACCAGGCGTTCATCGAGGAGCTCGACGCCATCGAGCGAGGCGACGCCGTCCAGCTCACCGAGTGTCACCGCTGCCACAAGCTCGTCGGCGTCCTTGACGACAAGGGCGTCTGCTACGGCTTCGACCGCGCTGCCAGCGCCCGGGTCGGCTACGACGGCGACCCCTACACGGTGCTGAAGCTGAGCTGCGGCCACACGCAGATATGAGCGGCTGATCGCCGGTCGGGCATCCGAGAGGGTGCCCTTCCGGGGGCAAGTCGCCCCACAGCAACACCCGAGCAACACAGGAGAGAAACCATGAATACCGAACTGGCCGGGGAGGTCTTTTCGATCGTGCGGTCCGAGGCCAAGCGGCCGCACTCACGCTGGAACCAGAACCGCTGGGCCGACGTGGGTGACACCGAGTGGCTGATGGGCCAGCCGGTCGAGAGCTTCGACCTCCCCGACACCCGGTACTGCGACGGCCACCCGACCCGAGCGCGGGTGATCTCCCCCAGCTGCAAGACCGCGATGTGCTTCGCGGGCTGGACGCTGGTGGCGCACGACGCCAAGGCCCGCTTTCTCGTGGACACCTCTGGCACCGCGGACTACGCCCTCATGGGCGACGGCCGCGTGGTCAACATCTGCGAGGAGGCCGAGCGGCTGCTCGACATCAACGAGCGCCAGAGCGACGAGCTGTTCGCCGGCGGCAACGACCTGGTGGACCTCGTCCTGGTCCTGGCCGACCTCGGCGTGGCCGTCGAGCGGTGCTCGTGACGCCGCTGCACTGGGTCCTGCATCCCCACCTGTGGGAGATGCAGGCCCGGGCCGTCGCGCGGTGCCTGCACCACGGCCATGACGCCCATTTGGTCCGCGGCATCGTCCAGTGCTTCGGCCATCTGCACAGATCGCGGTAGACCGCGGGTTCCTCACCGACGCGAGCGAGTCGGTGGGGTTCCCGGGGCAGACCGCCCCCAGCGAGCAAAGGAGAGCAACCATGCCATTCAAGGTCAAGTTGCCCGGCGAGTACGTCTTGGACCCCGTGCCCGAGACGATCCACATCGTCGGGTGGCCGGGCTCCGCGGCCCGTGACGTGCGGACGCTGTGCGGACGCCCGGCGCGGGCGATGGTGCCCCAGGACGAGACCCTCTCGGGGATCATGGCGTCCTGCGGCACCTGCAAGAGGATCTTCCGTGGGTCGGCCCCCGGATAAGGACGTGAACGTCACCGTGGGGTGGCGCAAGCGTCCGCCCAAGCGGCACCCGATCCTCGACGTGCTCGGCCTGCTGTTCGCCGCGTTCCTGCTGACCTACGGGCTCCACCGCGTCGACGCGGGCAATGGGGACACCGTGTTCGCCGTTTTGGCGAGCATCCTCATCGTGGCCTACATCGGCGGCTGGCAGCAGCAGGACAAGAAAGGAGGGCACAAGTGACCGATCTGTGACGACGCGGAGGCATCCTGGGTACGCCTGGGATGCCCTCTCGATGCCACAGGGCATCACACAGAGAGGAGACAAACCATGGGCTACTACGTCCAGATCGAGGAGGCCGACTTCACGGTCCCTCGCAAGAACCTGGAGCAGGCCGACGCGGCACTACGCGCCCTCAACACCGACCCATCGGTTGACAAGACCGGTGGCTTGTGGGGGCCGGGCGGAAAAAAGGCGGCCTGGTTCGCTTGGATGGACGAGCACTACGACGACCGGGCCGTGTGCGCGGACCTCGCGGCCATCTTGAGGATGCTGGGCTTCGACCTCGACAGCGACGAGGGAGGGCTCCACATCATCGGCTACGACTCCAAGACGGGCCAAGAGGACCTGTTCATCGAGCGGCTGGCGCCCTACGCAACCGAGGGCAGCTACCTCCAATGGCGGGGCGAGGAAGGCGAGCGGTGGCGTGACACGGTCCGAGAAGGCCGCATCGAGCGCCTGCACGCGCAGACCACCTGGGCCTGAGTGCCAGCGTCGGAGGGCCGGTCGCCCGGCCCTCCCGCGATGCCACTCGGCATCATCAACAGGAGGAGAAACCATGAACACCGTGACCATCACGGGCAACCTCACCAGGGAGCCCGAGATCCGTTACACCAGGGAAGGCCAGGCCCAATGCCAGTTGGGCGTCGCGGTCAACCGCCGGTGGCAACAGGACGGGGAGTGGCAGGAATCCACGTCGTTCTTCGACGTGATCGCCTGGCGCGACCTGGCCGAGAACGTGGCGCTGTCCCTCACCAAGGGGATGGGCGTCGTCGTGACCGGCCGCCTGGAGCAGAGGTCGTGGGAGACCGAGGCGGGCGAGCACCGCTCCAAGGTCGAACTCACCGCCGATGACATCGGGCCCAGCCTCAAGTGGGCGACCGCCGACGTGGCGCGGACCGAGCGCCGCTCCACCCGTGGGGCCGAGTCGTGAGCGTCCACTACGAGTGGGTCGAGGGCGACCACCTCGAGCTGTTGGAGCGAGGCGCCCTCATCGGTGAGGGCGAGGTCGACGACGAGCTCGCGCTCTGCATCGGCTTCGACTCGGTGGCGGTGGTCGAGGGGACCGTCGAGACGCTGCGCAAGCTGGCGGAGCGCATCTTGGACCTCCTCGACGCCGAGGCTGGCGCCGAGGCGATCCGGACCGGGCGCAGCTATGGCTGAGGGCCCGGTCAGCTTCCACGAGCTGGCCTACCTGGCCGTCCCCTTCCGCGACGAGTGGCTGGTCGTATTCAGAGGCCAGCCCCACCTCGGTGAGTCCGCCAAGGAGCGGACCGAGAACTACTGGCCGAGGGTCGTGTGCGCCTGTGCCGACCGCCACGTCGCAGAGGACATCTGCGACTGGCTCGAAGCCAGGCTGGCGATCCAGAGCGAGTAGCCCGACCAGGCCTCCCATCCTTCGGGGTGGGGGGCCGAGCCGGGAGACACCCGGAAGCAACACCTAGCAACACAGGAGAGACAACCATGGATTATTTCAATTCGGGCTACTGCGTCCGCCAAGCCAGTTGGCATGGCAAGGAACGTCTGCTCGATGAGGCACCCGAGACATGGCCCGACGCCAGGCAAGAGGCGGGGCTGACGTGGGAGCCGGAACCCCGGCCCTCATTCATCACCCGCTACGCCAAGGAGTTCAAGCTGTGCCGAGATAACAACTGCGCCCGCCGTATCGACAAGGCCCACTCCTCGGAGTGCAGCCTCATCGGTGACGGCAACGGCACGGTGAGCCTCCTCGACTGCGTTCCTGCCGGCTCCATCCTTGGCGTGGACGGCGAGCACGTCTTCGTTCCTGACCCCGAGCACCGCCAGGTGCTGCGCAACGACACCTTTGCGCTCTTGGAGACGGGGCAGAACGCGAGCTTCCAACTCGTCTACCACGGCAAGGGGCACAGCGGATCCATCTCGATGGAGGAGATCATCGACGCCTTCATCCCAGCCGGTGCAAAGTTCGACACCTCTGGCGCTGCCAAGGGTGGCGCGCTGGTCTGGGCCGTGATGATGCTCGACGAGCCCTTCTCCATCACGGGGGACCCGCACGGGCAGACGCTCCCGTACTTCGCCCTGCTCAACGGACACACCGGCGCGGCGGCCTGCAAGCTGGTCAACACCGAGGTCCGCGTCGTCTGCGCTAACACGTGGCAGATGGCCGACGCCCAAGGCGACGCCAGCGGTCAGCAGATCGTCTTCCGGCACTCCGGCGACATGGAGGCGAAGTTGGAGGCGGCCAAGCAGGCGGTGAGTGACCTCCGCGAGGAGGTCGTGCAGTACATCGCCATGAGCGAGGTCATGCAGCAGGTCCACGTCACTGACAAGCAGGTGGCCGCGTACCTGACCGAGTTCCTGCCCTCCCCGCGCGAGCTGGGAGAGCAATGCACGGACCGGGTGCACGAGAACGTGCTCAACGCACGCTCGACCTTCAACCACTACCTCACCGTCAGTGACACCTGCGAGGGGATCGAGGACACGATGTACGGGGTCATGGCGGCCTCGACGGAGTACCTCGACCACGCTCGCCGGTACCGCTCCAAGGAGTCCTACGTGGGCCGCACCATCCTGGGCCAGGAGAGGGTCAAGGGCCGGGCGCTCGGCATCGCCGCCGACGTCTTCCGCTCGCCCCTCGCCAAGGTCAAGGACGAGAGCGGCTGGCGGGACCGGCTCCTCGAGTTGGGCACCGAGGAGCGCGGGCGTGACATCAACGCCAGGCCCAAGCAGCTGGTCCGTTCGTAGCGGTACCTGCGTCAGCTCCCCCGGCCCCGGTCGGGGTGGCTGGCGGAGCAGATCGCTCCACGCAACACACACACAGGAGAGAACCATGAAGATCCATCTCAATCCCGCTGAGATCGACGCGTTCGCCGACAAGGTGCGCCGGGCCTTCCTGGCCCAGCACGAGCATTTCGTCGAGGACCTGACGATCCCGGACTGGACGCCCGACGAGCTGCTGTCCGAGCTCGTCGAGGCCGTCTGGATCGCCTGCGGGATCGACCAGGTCTCCAACGAGTACGAGCTGCTCAGGGAGGCCGATGCGGCGCTGGCGGGGGGCGAGGGGGGCGACGAACTGCCTCCCAGAGCCCTCTAGAAGCGCTCAGGAGGCGCTGACTCCAGCTCAGGGCACCCACCTACCCCGGTGGGTGTCCGAGGGTGCAGCCAGCACCATCACACAAGGAGAAACCATGAGTGACGAGAACCACAACGGTACGGTGCATTCGATCCACCAGCGCACCTCTGTGCACGATGAGCGACGGTGGACACCCACCGTCGTGATCGCCCGGTCCGACGCCACCACGGCGAACGACATGGCGTGGATCGCGATCGAGGAGGCCGTCTGCTTCTACGACGACCGCCTCGGCCACCGCTGGGACGCCCGCCACGACCCCCACGGCATCATCGATGCCGAGGGCAACGTGGTCATGACTCCCGCCGAGTGGGCCGCGAGCATTGACACCACCGAGGGGCTGCCGGACAGCCTCCATGAGGACACGCACACCCGTGCAGACCTCGAGCGGGACGCCCCCTTCGAGTTGGGTGTCGTCCAGTGGTGCACCGGACTCAAGCGCGAGCAGGCAGCCGACCTCATCCTCACAGAGATCGAGGACGTCAAGGCCGGCCGCCGGCCGCTCATCGGGTACTGACCCCGACCAGGGGGCATCGCCACCTCGGCGGTGCCCCCGCGCCGGGACCATCCCGGACACACAAGGAGGACAACCATGCTGAATCCATCGGTAGGCGACACCGTCTATCTCGACGAGTCCCAGACCACCGGCGGTATCCGGTTCCCCGGGCCCTGGCAGGTGGTCAAGCTCAACCCCAAGACGGTCAAGCTGGCGCAGAACGGGCGGACGGTCAACGCCGACCGCTCCCTGCTGCTCACCGCTCCGCTCAACGGCGGCGCCGAGATCGTGGACATCCCCGAGCACTTCGTACTCGGCCAGATCGTCCGCTACACCGGCGAGCGCGACGAGAGGCTGGTGGGCCGCGACCTCGTGGTGCTCAAGGACCTCGGCCTCAAGGCGAGGGTCACCCTCTTGGGCGGCTACGACGACCGCTACTGGACCATCGGCAAGACGCGCCTCGAAGCGCAGAGCTGATCCCGACCAGGCTCACCCGGTCCGCCGGGTGGGCCGCGCCGGGACCATCCCGGGAGCAACACCTTCACACAGGAGGAAACAACCATGAGCAACACCTACAGCGTCTACGGCACGCCCGTGCCGGTGGACCAGGCCGGCGCCGTCCTGCTCCGGTGGGCTGTCCTCGAGGCCGACTTCGACCCCGAGACCGACCCCGAGCCTCAGGTCGACGACATCCTGCGCCACGTCGGGCTGGGCAGCCGCGAGGACCTGGGCCAGCGCGACACCGGCAACTGGGACTACACCACGGCCGGCTGGATGGGCGAGCTGCGCAGGCAGACGCTCGTGCCCCCGGCCGTGGACTCTCCCTACGCCACCGTCGAGGAGGCCAAGGGCCACCTGCATCGTCTGGTCCGTGAGGCCAGGGCGGCCAACGAGTGGTGCTACGAGAGCACCAACGAGTGGCTGACCCGCTTCGGCATCACCGACCTGTTCCTCTACGAGGAGGCCGACGAGGCGATGCGCAAGGCCGAGGCCGACGCGTACGTGGGACGGGTGCTCGCCGCCATCGGTGAGCGCGGCGACGCCCGCATCTCGGGGCCCTTCGCCGCCGGCCTCAGCTGGGACCAGGCCAACCAGGTCACCAACTCGGACTACGTCGAGAGGCGGCTCCGGGCCGACCTGGAGGCGGCCCAGGCCCAGCTCCGGCTGACCCAGGCCAACTCCAGCGAGTTCAAGACCCACGCCCGCTCCGTGCTCATCAGCGACTACGAGGAGCACGACTCGGCGCTGAGCTGGCTCAACGAGCTGCTCGGCCGGATCGGTCTGGACGAGCACTCCGAGAGCTGGTTCGGCACGGTCGTCCTCGAGGTCGAGGTCGAGAACGCCCGTACCTGCGACGAGGCGCAGGACGCCATCCAGATGGCGATCAGCTCGAAGGACGACAACGTCGCCATCGAGAGCTGCGGCCGCTTCGACATCGAGCGCAAGCAGTAGGTGGGACGCCGGGCTCCGGCCCGGCCTCCCGCGGGGTCACTCCCGAACTCCCCGTTCTGGGGGGTGGCCCCGCGGGGGAGGTTCCCCCACGCACCACACACAGGAGAAACAACCATGCTGTCAACAACCCAAGCAACCTGGGCCATCCTGCGCGAGATCGACTCGCCGGTGACCGCCGACCTTTTCACGCTCGGCGACCCCGGCCTCGTTTTCGAGCAGCTGGCCTCGGACCGTGCACCCTTCCGTCTGCTGTCGAGGGGCGAGCAGTACCTCGTCCGCATGGCACGGGGTGTGTGGACCGGCAACCCCGACGTCCCGGGCTCCGGTGTCGCTGCGCTCATGCAGATCGACACCGTGCGCCGGGCCAGGGTCCTTCAGATCCTGACCCAGCTCTACGTGCCCGAGGAGGAAAGGTGAGCCGGTGGTCCTACGGGGTGGACCGCGTCTTCCGAGAGGGAGCCGCGGACTACACCCGGGACCGCCCGGTGCCCTACTCGAACGTCGACTGGCCGCTGCTCTGCGAGGCGTGGCCGGCCGACGAGCTCGAGACGGGCATGGCCGACCCGCGGAACCCCCACCCACCGCCTGCGGTGGACGAGTGGGGGGACTACATCGGGGACTACAGCGACGAAATGCTGGACTGGATCCAGTACTTCGTATGGGTCAAGCAGACCGGCCACAAGGTGGAGTGGCCCGAGCCCAGGCCCGGACGGCCTCGCAACACGCCGCCCGCGCCCGACGGACTCGGCCGCTGCGCCCAGTGCAACGAGCCGGTGATCGCCGGAATCAGCCTCGGCAACGAGCCGTGCTGGCCCGGCGGCACGCTGTATCACCACACCTGCTGGAACTACCTGGCGTCCCAGCCCTCCAAGGCGACGACGCTGTGGGCGTTCGAGGAGGACATCTGATGCGACTTTTCGGCTATTGCTGGAAGTGCCACAAATTCACGCGGGTCAGCGTGCCCGTGCCTAGTGCTCGTGGCATCCAGGTGGGTATCTGCGATGACTGCGACGAGGTGGATCGGGGGCAACGACGTGGCTAAGCGACGCCGTGGCCCCACTCCGCCCCGCCGCTGGGATCCGATGCGCCACTCGGTGAGCTTCTTCACCGGCAGCCCGGAGCAGAAGGCTCGGCGCGACGCGCTCATCGCCAAGATGGGCGACACGTACCAAGAGCCCGAGGTCTGGGGCAACAGCATCTACTCGGCGTTCATCACCCGGGACGACGCGGGCAACGTGCGGCACATCAGCTACCACCGCCGCGACCGCAAGGCCGCGCGGGACTGGCGTGACACCCAGCGCCTCAAGAATGACATCGCCGGCGCCGAGTGCGAGGCCATCGAGCTGTACCCCGCGCAATCGCGGGTGCTCGACACCGCCAACGAGTACCACCTGTTCGTCTTCCCCCCCGGGGTGATCCTGCCCTTCGGGTGGAACGCACAGCAGATCGCGGAGGCGGAGGCCGACATAGCGGAGGCCGGCGATATCGGAGGGACACAACGCCCCTTCGACCAGGAGATACACAGAGAGGAGCAACACCATGGGAATACCTGAGGACGAGAACCTCACGAACGTCGAAGCGATCCACAACACCGTCGCCAACGTGCGGCGCATCTGGGTCAGCGGCATGGCTCGGGAAACCGGGCTGCCGGTGAGTGCGTTCGAGGCATCGTTCGAGATGATCTATGGCCTCGGTCACGTCTTAGGGCGGGCCGAGGGCATCGTCGGCTCCGCGGAGGCCCTCAACAAGGGCCTGCACGAGTGGCTGACCCGCCGGGACCGGGGAGGGCCGCCTGATGAAGCGGCTTAACCTCTCCAGCCTCAACCGCCAGGCGCGTGCCGCCCAGGCGGGCGAGGAGTTCCACGAGGGCTGCACCGGCAAGACGGCCTACCCCAGCGGGATCCAGGCCGCCGAAGCCGCGGCGGACCTCAAACGCAGCGGGGCGGCGCGCAAGGCGTCGTCCTACCGCTGCCGTCACTGTGGCCTGTGGCACGTCACGAGCCACGCCAAGGGGAAACGGTGAGCGCCGACTCCCCGGCCTCGGTCCGGCTGGCCCACGTGGTCAGTCGGATCGAGGCCATCGGCCGCACCGCCCCCCGCTTCGCCCGAGAGACAGGAGAGATCTGTGAGGACCTGCGCGCCATCGCGCGCGACCTCGCGCACGCCCTGCCCGACAAACCGGCCCCGCCGGTGGCGCCGGGCTGGCTGCGCCGGGTCTGTCCCACCTGCGCCGCCACGTTCGACCAGCCCAAGGTCAGCCGCCGTCCCTATGCACGCTGCCCGGCGTGTCGTGAGGCAGGGTAGGACCCCGTGGAGCGCCTGCCCGCAGGTTGCAACGACTTCGAGCAGATAGAGCTCCACCGCTACCGCTACCGCTGGGCCTCGTCGTGGGTCGCGACCAAGGACGTGGTCCTCGACGCCGCCTGCGGGACGGGCTACGGGCGGGCCCTCCTCAACGGGGCGGCCTGGGTCGGTGTCGACCTCGTGGCGCCGACCGACCCCGCCCTTGACCGCCCGGGCACCGAGGTCATCGAGGCGGACCTGACGACATGGGAGCCCGGCTTCCCCTTCGATGTGTTCGTGGGCCTCGAGACGATCGAGCACCTGTCCGATTACTCGGCCTACGTCCGCGCCGCCAAGATGGCCCGGCGCTACATCGTGCTCTCCACCCCCATCATCCCCACCAAGCATTTCAACCCCTACCACCGCCACGACTTCACCCCCGAGCAGATCGAGGGGCTGTTCTACGAGTGGCGCGTGCGCGCCTACGAGGTCCAGTGGGACCCCGTGCTCGCCAAGCCGACCTACGGGCTGTGGTGTTTCTCCCGTGTCCCGTAACCGCACTCTCGTCTACACAGCCTGCTACGGGGGCTTCGACTACGTCCCGCTGATCCCGCTGACCCCCGGCGCCGACCACATCTGCTTCACCGACGACCCCTGGCTCGACACGCCGGGCTGGGACGTGGTGGTGGTGGAGCACAACGAGCTCGAACACCCCCGGCGCACCGCCAAGCGCTTCAAGCTGTTGCCCCACCTCTACGTGCCCGACTACCGCCGGCGCCTGTGGGTGGACGCCAACGTGGCGGTGCGGACACCCGAGGCGGTGGAGGGGGCGCTGGCCTACGCCGAGGCTTCAGGCATTGGAGTCCACCGCCACCCCCTGCGCGACGACATCTACGAAGAAGCCGAGGTCTCGATGCGCGACCTGCCCGAGAAGTACGGCACCGAGCCCCTCTACGAGCAGGTCGAGTTCTACCGCCGCGAGTACGCCCACCCCGAGCACTGGGGTCTGTGGGAGTGCGGGGTCATCGCATCCCACGCCGGTTCTGCTGATGCCCTTTTCTCGGATTGGTGGGCCGAGGTGGCGGCGTGGTCCTACCAGGATCAGCTCGCCCTCCCCGTGGTGTGCCGGAACCGCGGGGTGGCGCCGGGGGAGTTCCCCCACCTGCTCCGCGCTTCGCCCTGGTTCCACGTCGGGACCCACCGCCGCTCCGATTAGCCACGGACGCACACCAGGATCGTCTGGCCGCCCCCCGGGCCGTTCACCTGGATGAGGTTCTGCTTGAACCCAGGCGGGCACGGCGGCCCGGCCGGTCCGGTCTCGCCCTTGGCCCCCTGTGCCCCCGTCGCACCCGTCGCACCGGTCGCACCTGTGGCCCCGGTCGCTCCGGGTGGCCCGGGCGGACCCTGGGCGCCGGTGGCCCCCGCGCTGCCCATAGCCCCGGTCGCCCCGGTGGCCCCAGTCTTGCCCGTCGAGCCAGCTGACCCCGTCGCCCCGGCCGAGCCGGTGGCCCCCGCGCTGCCCGTCGCCCCGGCCGAGCCGGTGGTCCCCGCTGTCCCCGCGCCGCCAGTGGCCCCCCCGCTCCCGGCCGCGCCGGTCCCGCCACCTGAGCTGGAGCCCCCGGCGTCGGTGTCGGCCCCGGCCGAGCCGGTGGGGCCGGTGCTGCCCTGAGGTCCGGTCGCCCCGGGGTCCCCCTTGGGCCCGGCTGGCCCGTTCTGACCCGGCGGGCCGGCTGGTCCGGTCGGCCCGGGCGTGGGTGTCGCCTCGGCTCCGAGGGCGAGGGCGAGGACGGCCACGATGGTGAACAGGCAGGCCACGATGAAGGCCGCCGAGGCATTGCGGTAGATGACGCGGAAGAACCTATAGAGCATCGGGGTCGATCCCGTTCTCGGCCAGCCGCAGGCGCAGCTGATGGCGGTCCAGCTCGGCGGCGATGCGCTCCTTGCGCTCGGTCTCGAGCAGGGTGGTCACCGACTCCAGCTCCTCGCTATGGGCCGCCCGTTCCTTCGAGCGCGCGGCACGGACGGCCAGCATGACCCCGGCGACGGCAGAAACCAGAGCGGCGAGGCCGGTGACGATCGCGACGATGTCGCCCGCATTCACTCACGCTCAGACGTGCCCCTGGGCCGAGCCGTAGAAGGGCGCGTCGAAGGCGAACACCCCGCCGTCTTGGCCCAGCAGCCAGTAGCCGTCGCCGTCGGGATCGGCCTCGATGCCCACCACCGGCGCGTTCATCCGCTTGCCCCCCATCGAGCCGTCGAACTGCGCGTCGCCGAAGGCGAACACCCCGCCGTCGGCCCCGGCCAGCCAGTAGCCGCGCTCCGAACGCGTGACCGCCCCGCCCACGATGGGCGAGGAGAGGACGACAGGCGGCTTGAGGCCCGGGATCGAGCCGTACATCTGCGCGTCACCGAAGCAGAACACCCCGCCGTCTGAGGCGAAGATGTAGTACCCCCCGCTGGTCTTCTTGATGTCCATGGCACCACTCCTCTGTGCTGGTGGCGCAGAGGTCGCTCCCCCTGTCGCCATTGCGATCACCTGGGCCATGGGGAAGCTCGGCCCGCAGTCCCAGTGCCCCCCGCCCCACGCCCCGAGGTCCACGTGGTCGCACACCCCGGCGACGCCACCCTGGGCCTCGGCCGCGGAGAGCGAGCGGATGGGGATGGCGAAGCGGGCGCACTCCTCGCGCACCCACGCCGCCGCGTTCTCCAGGATCACCGGGTGGGCGGCCCAGTCCGCGCTTGACCACCCCGCGAAGGCACAGAGCTCCGCCGACACGGCGCACGGGTTGGCGTCGCCCTGGGTCCAGGCCTTGTTGGCCGGCGCCACGTACTCGCCGATCACCCCCGGGGTCGAGTCGATGCCGACATGGCTCGAGACCCCCGACGACGAGCTGGCGAAGTAGTTGCCCAGCGACTGGTAGGTGAGGGCTCCCTCAGCTGTATGACAACATACAAGTCTTACAGAACTCCCACCACGGGAGCTATAGTTTGGGCTTGCAATCCAGTCTCTACGCAACGTCATCTTAGGGGGACCCTCTATGCCTCGTAAGGCAATACCTCTGGCTGAGCGCCTCTGGCGCAGGGTCCGCAAGGGTGGGCCCGACGACTGTTGGCTGTGGCTGGGTGCGAACAACGGCAATGGCTACGGCGTCATCGGCCGGGGTGGGCGCGAGGCGGGTCAGACCTACGTGCACCGGGTGGCATGGGAACTCGCGCATGGACCGATCCCGGCGGGCCTGGAGGTGGACCACCTCTGCCGCACCCGCTGCTGCGTCAACGTTGCGCACCTGGAGCTGGTCACCCACCGCGAGAACAACCGGCGCGGCGAGACCCTCAGCGCGCTGAACGCTCGTAAGACCCACTGCCCCGCCGGGCACCCCTACGACGCGGCGAACACGTACCGGCCACCGGGCGCACCGCGCAGCCGGATGTGCCGCGCCTGCATGGTGGTCCGAGAGGCGCACCGCCCGCGGCGCTGACCTGTGGAGCACGACGAGGCGCACGCCCGAACCTCTGCGCAGCGTCATCGTCTGGGCTCGCGGAGGGCACTCTCGACGATCTCCTCGTCCGATTTGCCCTCGTCACTTGGATCGAACCGTTTGCCCAGGCGCTCCTCTGCCTCCAGGCGGCGGGGGTCGTCGCGGTCCAAGAAGCGGCCGTCCTCGTCCCGGTCCAGCGGGCCCCGGTGGTGGTCTACGGGCTCCTCCTCCGGCTCGGGGGTCGGCTCGACTTCCTCACGCTCAGCGCGCTCGTCGCGTTCCACGCAGCCAGCCTACGCAGCCGCACAAGCCCCTGATGGTGACCCCTGGGCTACTCCCCCCTACGCCTGGGTCCGGGCCTCCTGAGGCTGTCTGGGGGCCTCCTCGGGGAGGTCCTGGCCTATGGCCTCGGCCTCGGTGAGGTCGAGACGCTCCACCGGCGCACAGGCGCCCGCCGCCAGCTCGGGGTTGCCCTTGACGAACACCAGCACGTTCTGATGCCCCTTGCCGGTCTTGCGGGCCGCCTCGAAGATCTTGGCGGCGCGGACGGCGAGGGACCCTACGGGCGTGACCAAGATGGCCTCGTTGTACAGGGCCAGCCCTGCCGCCTCGAACACCTGAACGGTGTCGGGGACCAGGCCCCGGCACAACCCCTCGCCGTCGCGCACCTCCCCCACGACGACGCACGCGAAGCGGTCGTCGCGGAGCCTCTCGACGGCCCGGCCGATGATGTGGGCGTAGTCGGCCAGGAACTCCGCGTAGGTGGCCGCGTTCGCCAGGTCGGCGGGGTCGTCGGAGTACCTCTCCAGGTCGTAGTAGGGCGGGCAATTATGAGTCGCCACTCCATCGGCAAGATATGAGTGGTCGGCATCCACCTCCAAATTGAACACCGGCAGCGCCTTGACACTTTTCGTGTCGATTTTCTCCACCCGGTAGTGGACATATCCAGCCTGGATGTATGGACTCCGTGAGGGCCGGCGACCAAACCATGCCGCACGGCCCGCCTTGCCGTCCCCCCGGCTTCGGACTCTCTCTGTGGGGGCGGGGAGCGCCCAGCCAAGGATGGATGCCAGGCGCTCTGCCTGCGCTCCCCTCACCGTCAGGCTCCACACGGGGCGAGCTGACCCATAGTTGGTGGCCCCGCGGTGCCGACACCGTACTGACGCCACCACGCCAAGCCTTAGCAGCGCCCTCCGTATGTCCTCAGCGAGGTTCTCACTCACGGTGTCATAGCCAAGCCGACCGCCAGAGCGCCAGCCATCGCCTCGCCATACGCCAACAAGGGTTTCGGTGAGCAAGTTGTCGGAACAGTCCCAGAGCCAGCCAGGGAACTTCTTCGCGTGAGCGCCCCTCCCTGTATTGGCGAAGAAACGAGCGGGCACCGCGCCACAGGCATGCACATCGGCCTGCTTCGTCCCAGGAGCGAGGCGCGTCCTCACGCTCAGGTCGGCGCTGAAAATGTGCCCATGCAGAGCGGTCACATCGCGGTGGTACTCCACCTCGTCCGCATGAAAGGCGTACTGCACGGCGTGGCCGCCGATTGATCCCTCTGCCAGGTAGTACCCCAGGAGTCGGCACACCTCGGGGGTGGCATATACCTGACGGTTCCCCCTGGGGGGTCTGCCTCGGCCCTTCTGGGGTGGATGTTCCCAGATAATCTCGCCGTCTAACACCTTGGGAGGCTCGGTAGGCACAGGCTCGACCAGCTCATCGCCCACCCGTATCTCATCCGCTCGCCGCCAAGCGGTGGAGCCGCCTCGTGACACCAGCAGAGGATGCTCAGCCGTGGCATGCAGCGGGGCCTGCCTATAGGAACGTTTGATGGCATAGAGCGGGCCGGAATACTGGCGCGCCAGCACTTCGGTCACCTCCCGCGAGCGTCCCGTATGTGACACCACGTAGTCCCCCGGCTCCACGTTTTCAATCGCCACGCGCCCCCGCCCCACGACTGACACCCGAGTGCCCGCTGGGTGGCAGGTGAACACGAAGTCGGCCCGCTCGGGCAGAGGGGCGGCGCGCGAGTCCCCCCGGATCCAGCGCACCGTCCCCTCCCCGTGGATCGCCTGCCACTGCACCTCGTTGGCCGCGATCTGGTCCTCGCGCAGGTCGTAGCCCACGTACTCCAGCCCGAGGCGCCCGGCCACGATGCCCCGGACCGACCCCCCGGCGAAGGGATCGAGCACCAGGCCTCCCGAGGGACACCACCAGCGGTAGGCCACCTCGCAGAGCACGGGGTCGAAGATCGACACGATGCCGACCGTGGGGGTGTAGACCAGCCGGCCGTCGGGCCCGATGTGCGCCTGGGCGCCGTAGGCCCCGCTGCGCAGCCGGGCGTTGCCCTCGGTGGGTATCTCGGGGCGCAGCGCGTTCTGCGGGCGGCCCAGCTCGCTCTGGATGCCGAGTGCGATCCAGGCCCGCTTGCGCTCCTGCCAGTAGCCCTGGCGGGCGTCGAGGATGGAGAAGGGTGGGACCAAGAAGCGCTCGGCCAGCTTGCGGCTGGCGATGATCTGGTCCGGCTCGTCGGGTCCGGTGTACTTGAGCGCGGCCAGGTCGTCGAGGTTGAAGCCGATGCCTTCGAGGCCCAGCTCGGAGGTGGAGGCGATCAGCTGGAGGGCGTCGGCCAGCCCGGCGTCCACCCACCCGCCCTTCTCCGCGATGCGGTTGGAGGCCACCACGTAGGCCAGCAGCTCGACGTCGTTGCGGGAGTGCCAGCCCCGCTGCACCGGGGCCAGCCACCCCCGCTCGTCCACGGTCACGTCGTCGGGGCGCGACAGCCCCTCGGCCATGTCGTGGGCGAGTATCTCGATGCGCCCGTGGCCCGCCGCCATGAGCCCGGTGCGCTCATCGAGCATGACCGCCTCGGTGTAGCCGAAGCGCTCCATCGAACGTCTGAGTTCCTCGAGGTCGTGGTCCTTGGGGTTGGCCGGGTGGAAGCGCTCGACCAGCTCGGCCACGGGCATGTACTCGATCGTGCGGTCCATCAGCGCTTCTTCCGCCACTTGGCGGCGTCGGGGCAGGTGGCGAAGTGCGAGGTGCCGTCAGGGTCCAGCGGCATCCACTTGCCCGACTCCGTCTTGACCCAGGTGATCGGCGCGCCGCACGAACGGCAGGTCTCCTCGCTCACCACAATTGGTTCTCCACTCCGATGAACCTGTACTCGGGACAGACCCGGTCGCGGCGTTGACGCCAGACGCCGATGCGGAACTGCCGGCGCCCCCAGGTGATGTAGGGGCGCCACCATGACCTGCGCTCACCCACCGTCCCTCTCGTCTCATATGGAACCGGCCGCGCCGAAGTCGGGCAGCACGTTCGCACCGTCACGCCGACCCCACAGGTGCAGGGCGTGGTTGTGGATGCTGACGTGGCGCTCCTCGGAGGCGAACACCTGGTAGGCGAAGCCATCGGGCCACAGCGCCTTGTGCAGCGCCACCAGGTCGTGGTAGCTCGGCAAGCGGTCGGGCTTGGCGACCGAGGCATGGACCCACTCGACGCCGTCGTCGTGCTCGGCCACGGTGATGATGACCGTCGTCGCACGCTCGACCCCGGCGATGCCATCGGAGCCGAACGACTCCCACTTGAAGCGCCCCGGCAGCAGCGCGCCCACTCGCTCGGCAATCTCGTCCCAGGGCATCGTCCAGCTCGCGAGGTTCTGCTTACCCATCGTCCCCTCCTTCGTCACTGAGGGCGGCGCAATCGTGAGCGCCAGCAACGATGGGCGTTCCCCTGAATCCGCAGATACCGCAGATCAATTCCAGAGTCGCCCCGCTGTCGTCTACAAACCCGCCGAGACAATCCCCCGCAACGGAATCATCTGGCCGATACTCCTCGGATTGGGGGAACTCACTCATCGTCCCCTCCTTCGTCACTGAGGGCGGCTTCGGCGTCCATGAGGTAATGGCGCATCGCAGCGGGGCCGTCTGTCCATCCATCCTCGCACGCCTTGCTTAGCGCCCACGTCAGGACATTCATCTGGCGGGCGGTTTCTCGCTCAAGTACGGACTGCTCCACGCGGAGAATCTCTCCCTCACCCATCGTCCCCTCCTTCGTTACTGAGCCGGTCGATTTCGTCACAGAGCCGACGAACATCTGTCACCCCCGAGCGGGCGATTATGAATGCTGCACCCATGAGAGAGCCATCACCGTCCCCCTCTTGGAGTCGGGCGTTGAACCGTTCCCACTTCGCCCGTACTTCGTCAATCTTCATCGTCCCCTCCTTCGTTCCTGAGGGCGTCGGCGGTGCGGCCGAGGTCAATCACCCGGAGCAGCTTCTCCACCAGGAAGGCGGCAACGGGAAGGCCGAGTCGCACTCGTTCACGAATCTCCGCCATCTCCTTCCTCGATACGACGATGTTGGTCATTGCCCCGCACCTTCTCGCAGTGACCCATCGCCCCCTCCTTCGTTACTGAGCCGGTAGAAGTGAATCGGGAGCATTGGCACAATGCAGACCCACAGGTGCCCCGCCTTCCAAAACGCGCCGATCCAACAGTCCTGCGGTTTCCATTCGATGCGTACCCTCACTCGCCCCCTCCTTCGTTACTGAGCCGGTCAGCCATGCTTGCAACCGCCGCCATAACATGACCCGATCCCAGCAAAACAGGCCGCCGATTCTCTCGCCTCTTCCACTGCTATTTCCTTCGCCGCATCGGATGTCATCCCCTCTTCCTCAATGCACCAGCGGTAAGTGTCGATTACCGCCGCAGCGCCACCCTCACAAGCCGTCACGAACTCGCCCTTCGTGAGTTCCATCGGACGGTATTCGCAGCCCTTCCAATGCGTTCCAGTCTCTTCGGCTTCGCAGTCACAGGAGGCTGCGTCAACCATCGTCCCCTCCTTCGTTACTGAGGGCGGCGTCGAACAGCGCATCCTCCCAGTCATCGAACTCTTTGCGCTTGCGCCGCTGTTCAGCTTCGTAGGCCAGAACACCCTCCCAGGCGTCGTGGCAGTCCTGAGAGCAGTATTGAAGGGTTGGGCTGCTGCCAGGAATCGGAACGGTGTTGCCTTCGGCGTACACCCAGCCGCCACAGCACATGCAGGTTTCGGCCATGCCAACATCAGCCGCCGTGCAAAGGTGAATGATCGGTTCACCCATCGCCCCCTCCTTCGTTACTGAGGGCGGCGGTAAGGACAGACATCGAACCCATCTGCACGGCTTCCCTCGCAGCCTCTAGCTGGGCGCGAAGGCGGGCGTTCTCGGCTTGGGCTTTCATTAGGTCGGCAAAGTGTTGGACGCGCAGATCGTTCACTTCACAAAACTGCCGTTCTAGGTCCGTCAGGCGCTCATCCATCATCGCCCCCTCCTTCGTTACTGAGGGCGAGGCGGAGTGCTTCCAAAGTGTTCGGCGGCACGATCAACATTTCTTCTTCTTCGCCGTCATCGAACACGCCCATAGTTGTGACGACTGAATCGGCACACGCCCGCGCGGCCTCCCTCACGGTCTCTAGCTCGGCGCGGAGGCGGGCGTTGTCAGAGTCGATCCGATAGCAAGCAGCTTCCCAATCGGCTGCTCGCTTAGATGCGCTGTTGCGCTCCTGCTTGGCCTGGACTAGTTCGGCGTCATCCATCGTGCTTCACCTCTTGGCCCGCTTGTGCTTGGCGAGGATGTACTTGACCCCCTGGCGGGTGACGCCGGCCGCCTCGGCGATCTCTTGGAGGGTGGCACCGTTCTCGTGGGCGTCCACGTACTTGGCGACGCGCGCCGCGTAGAGGGCGTCGAGCTGGCCCTTGACCTCTGCGATCTCCAAGCCCAGGTCGATGATCTGCGCGAGCAGGTCCACGGCCAGGGGCGGCGCCTCCCCCGGGCGCCGCCCCGTCGGGATGCTCACAGGCGTTCATCCCCCATGAGCCTCCCCTGGCCGTCCTCCGCGTCGCGACGCGCTTGGATCTCCGCTCGCATTCGATCTATGGCCCGCTGCACCGTGGCGGGCGCCTCGCGCAGCACCGTGGCGTCGGTCACCCGCATCACCTGGACCCGCCGGGACTGGTCCTCGTTGCCCTTGACGTTGGGGAACTGCACGCTCACGCAGTCGCAGCGCAGCACCACGAAGCAGGACTCGCCCTTGTGCATGAGGTGGGGCTCGACCTCGAGCGACTCGTTCATGGCCCCGGCCACGTTGGTGAAGCTCATGCCCACCGCGGTCACCGGGTCGCCCTCGAATTGCCCGAGGATGCCCTCGGCCCGTAGTTCCACCTCGCTGGGGGTCCTCACCGCTGGTGCCACGCTGCTCTCCTTCCTCCAGAGCAAGGAGCCTAGCCCAGCGGCACCCCCTGTCAAGTCCCCTAGCTACTGCGGGGTGGCGGGGGGCCCGGGCGGTGTCGGCGCCGGGGCGTCGCCCGGCTTGTCGGTCGCATCCTCGGCCTCGATCACGATGTCGGTCATCACCCCGGCCACCACGTCGATGGCGATGCTGCCGATGAAGTCGCCGGTGCCGTCGTGGTTGACGTCGTTGGTGGCGGTCACCGCGGCAGAGCCGGTGGGCCCCACCGCCTGGGCGATCACCATGGTGTCGTCGGCCGCGCTCTGGACGAGCTGGACGATGGTGGGGTCAGAGCTGCTCCACACGGTGCGGCCCGTGATCTCCACCTCGTTGCCGTAGAAGTCCTGGCCGCTGAGGTTGAGCTTGGTCTGCTGGTCTGAGGTCAGCTGCACGGTGAGTGCCTCACTTCCTGTCGCTGGGGTGCCGGGGAGGCCCGGCTCGGGCTGGTCCTCTCTGAGGGTGACCGGGCCGATGGTGAAGCGCCAGGTGATCTGCCGTCTCCTCCACCACCGGAGCCACCACACGGGCGCAACGCTAGGTCACCACGCACTACAGGTACCTCCTTGATCTGGCACGTAGCCAGCCATCCCCGCAGCCGCCTCTATGGCCTGGGCCACCACGATCTGCTGAGCCAGGGTCGCGTCGTAGGCGCTCGCGGGGAACCCGAAAGTGTTATAGGCCGCCCACGCTTGCCCGCTGATCCCCAGCAGGCCGAAGTAGGTCGGCCCGTCCGCAGAGACGCCCCCGCTCTCACACTGCTCGACTCGGCTCCACTCGGCGTAGCTCGCCGGGTCAGCCCCCGAGTCTGCGCCGGCGCTCGTCGTAGTAGTGCTCGGTGTCGTCGGTGCAGAGCTGGCCGTCGACGTAGACGAGGCGGAGGATGGGCTCGCCGCCGGGGACGGACTGGGGCTCGGCGAAGTCGATGACGTCGGCGCTGTGGTCGTCGTCATAGACGTAGTGGTGGTGGCGGGTGCGCCCGCCTGCCGGGTGGTTCGCGATGCTCGCAAGGAGTCCCTCGCTTGCCTGGTTCGGTGGAAATGCCATGGGTGGCTCCCTTTGGTGGGCTGTGGTGCTGCTCCTGGATCGGGGAGTAGGGCTAGGGGTACGACGATTGCGGCCTCGATAGCCAAGGCCGTGAACACGAGTGCGCCAACGCGGTGTTTCCGCATGAGCACCTCCTCTCGGTCGGCCCACGTCACGAGTGGGCTCTCTCTGATCGGGTGTTTCTGCGGGCGGCCACCTCCGTCGCATTCGTCCGGTGGTTCGTCTACCGGCCCTGGCGTGTCAGGACCGGAGCCGGGTGCGCATGGCACCGTGCCGGGTGCTGGGCAGTCGTGTGCCCTCTTTACCGTCTACGCGCCTCCCTTGCCGCTGCCTTGGAGCGCTCGCGGTCGCGCTGCTCGTCGGCCCCGAGCGGCCACACGGTCACCGAGGCCCCGGCAGTCTCGGTGCCCCGGGCGTAGCGCTTGCGGGCGATCAGGCCGCACACCCGGGCGTCGTCGGCCAGCAGTCCCCCCACCACCATGGCGTCGAAGGTAGCCCGTACCAGCTTGTCGAGGTCGGGCTTGGTCGTGTGGCGGTGGCGGTGGGTGCCAGAGGCCGGAAGGGGGAAGCGGAACTCGATGTCGACCTGGACCGGCTCGGCGTAGGGGGGCCGGGGGTGGCGGGTGAGCCACTGGCGACAGCCCACCGAGACCGCGGCCCGCCACGCCTCGTGCTTCATGCGGCCCTGGTCCGACTTGCCTTCGAGCACCAGCACGCGCCCCAGCCGCTCGTTCCACACCCCGCTCTTGGAACCCTGGGGGTGGGGCAGGCCGATGAACTCGAGCACCACGGGGTCGTCGTTGTACTCGGCCGTCTCCTCGGCCACGTCTGCGGCCGGCGGGTCAAGTTCGAACAAGGTCATGGCGGTCTGCTCTCCACTGGATCCTCACCTGGTTGCGTCGCAGGGAGGGGTCCATCGCGAGGCGGGCGTAGCGCCCCGTGACGAAATCGGCCACGTACAAGCCCATGCGGTTGTGGCTCGTGATCTGGCGGCCCGTCGAGTGCCCGGTCATCTTGAGCTCGTCGAGGAGCTTGCGGTAGTTCGAGGGCTTGAGCTCGACCAGGACGGCGCGGACGTGGCGCTCGGCGTACTCGGCCAGGAGCATGTCCTGGACCTGTACGAGCAGCGCGGAGTCGGGCTTGATGGAGCGCACGCCTACACCGTCCATGCGCGCCAGGGTACTTGCGCGGGATCCTGCCAGGTGTGGACCAGCCAGCCGCGGGCGTAACTGACCCTCGGCTGAGCGTGGATGAACCGATGGCACTCGGGGCAGGTGTCGATGAGATTCACCAGCTCGTTGTCCCCCCGCTGGGAGCGCATCTTGCGGTGGTGGACGTGGACACCCTGGCCCGAGCACCACGGCGAGCAGCGGACTTCGCAGCGCCGGAACGACCGCTTGTGGATCTCCACCGAGGCCCATCTGAACGCCCGCTCGTACCGGGTGTCGCCGCGGGTCCGCCTCTTGGGTTTCTCCCGGAACTCGCGGAGACCCAGGCGCTCCTCGATCCGCGAGACGGTGGCCGGGTGCAGGCCCATCGCCTTACCGATCTGGCCCTGGTTGAGTCCCTGGCCGTGGAGGTGACGGACCTCGGCCTCGCGCTCGTCCCTCTCCTGCTGAGTGGGCGACCGCTCGACCATGATCACGGTGCGGTCCTTGAGGCTCCAGATGAGGTGCACCCGGCCGTCGCGTGCCACCCTGCGCCGTGGCCTGCCCTCAGGCGGCTCCTGGCCCTGCCTGCGGTACTCAACCGGGCGCCGGGTACGTGCCCTTGGGGGTATGAGGTCCGTGGTGCCTGTGCGCCTCAGACGGTAGTAGTGCGTGTTGCACAGGCCCTTGGCGAAGTGGGCGCGCTGGCAACCTTCGATGCCACACAGCCGCGCCGCCTTAGCGGCGGACGGCTTGGGGCGGGAGCGGGGGACCGGTGGGGGAGAGGGGGAATCTCGTGAGCCGTTCCCCCGCTCTCGCTGGCGTTGGCGTGCGGTCTCTTGCGAGCGCCTCTGCCAGGCCCGAATCCTATCGGGGTCGCGCTTCAATCCCAAGGCTCCAATGGTCCCTTCCGCGCGCTCCAGTAGTGGATCACCCAGCCGCCCGCCA